GGGAGTGGCGCCGAGCCGCGAAACAGCGAAGAAGCGAAGACCCCCCCTGAAGTTTTCTCCCCCGCCCCCACGCATTGCGCAGCTCAGCTGTTCACCAACGCGTAGACTTGAAGCTCAAGCAATGCGCCTCGTAAAGGGTCCTCTGTGTCCGATACGAAAGTAGCGGGCCCCCGCTTCACGCAGATCAGCCGCCCTTTCCAATTCGGATCACGCTCTTCCAGATGCCGAGCGAGGTGCTCAACCTCTTTGACGGCCGCTTCTGATAGTTTTCTGTCGACGAAGACTGTAATGCTCATTGGCTTATCCGTACTCAACCCACGTGCGGCGGCAAAAAACCGAGCCTAGATTTCTGGCCGTTCAAGCCGGTAGGAATCCGCTTACACCGCGGTCAGCCTGACGCCATTTGCAGCGCGCTGCGTGCCTAAAGCGAGCCGAACAGCGAATCCGACTGCCCCTTCAGGGCTTCCTCCACCAGAAGCTGCAACAGCTCCCGACGTATCAGGTCTGAATCCTGAATAAGCACGGGCACAGTGTCCAGGCGCGCACGAGTGACAGCAATGGCCACGCCCTCAAAAGTGGAGTCCGTCGCGGCGACTGTTTCTGCCATGGAAGCCACGCGAGCAAAAACATCCTCTGGCACGTCATCAGATACAGCGATAGAGATCGATTGCTTCATAACTCGCGCATTCGACGGCGGCCACCCGCCCATTTAGGGTCGAGATAGCTGCATGTGAAGAGCGTTGAGGTGCGACGCAGAGCGCCCATGAGGTGGTTTCCTTCTTCCTAAACGGGCGCGCCCACAAAGGCGTCAACCCCCGCCAGGCGCAGCAAGCCCTTCGCATCGTCCAATGTTCCAGCAAGCCACTGGTCATAGTCCGCTGGATCGAGCGGGATCACGCTGCGCTTGTCCTGCGCATCGGCCGCCAGCTTGGGGTCTGGCTTGTGCATTCGGCTCATCAGCGGGTGCGCGTCGGCGTTGATGGTGAGCATCGTGTAGCTCTCGTGGATCTCGCCGGTAGCATTGTCAGTCCAGGTGTTCCACAACCCGGCCAGACCCCACGGTCTCCCGTCAGGGCGGCGGAAACGCCACCAGATGTTCTTGCCTGACTCCCAGTTCGGTTCGTCGAAGTCAGCCGCCGGAATTATGCAACGCTGGCCGCGTGCCCACGGCAGCTTGTAGCTGGCTTTGTCCGCGAGCTCCTCGCTGCGGGCATTGTTGGTCGGGTACTTGAGCTTCGGCTCTTTTGCGAACCAGGGGATAAGGCCCCACTGCCCCACGACCAACTCACGGCTGTATCCAGCATCGTCGCGCGCGCGGCGGATGAACGGACCCTTGCCTCGAGGGAACAGAGTTTGGTCCCACCAGCGCACAGGCTGGCGGCTCGACACCAACCATTCGCGCTCAATGTCCGCCACCTCGGGCGGGGTGTAGCGATTGCACATGACGTCACTGTACACCCGTTCTGCGGATACACTGTAAATATGTACAGTCTTCTGGATTCCCCCCTGCCAGTGCCTTACGACCTGGCCGTGCAGTCGTTCGCTTTGCCCATCTGTGGCGTGAGCGTACGGGCGGGGTTTCCATCGCCCGCTGACGACTTCGTCGTGGAGCGGCTGGACATCATGAAACTGCTGGTGGTGCACCCCCAGGCGACCTATTTTTGGCAGGTGCGAGGCGACTCGATGCGTGACGCGGGCATCGAAGATGGCAGCATCATCGTGGTCGACCGCGCGGTGCGGCCCAGACACGGCAGCGTCGTCGTTGCTATGGTCGACGGCGAATGCACCGTGAAGTACCTGCACCAGCGGGCCGGCCGGGTGAAGCTGCGCGCCGCCAACCCAACCTACCCCGACATCATCCCGCGCGACAGCCAGACCATTGAGGTGTGGGGTGTCGTGCGCGGGTGCGTGAAGCTCTTTTCTACCAGCTGACACAGGACCCCGGGAGTGCCGCCATGTACGCATTGGTCGACGGGAACAACTTCTATGTGAGCTGTGAGCGGGTGTTCCGGCCCAGCCTGATCGGCCGCCCGGTGGTGGTGTTGAGCAACAACGACGGCTGCGCGATCGCGCGCAGCAACGAAGCCAAGGCCCTGGGCATCAAGATGGGCGCGCCGTGGTTTCAGATCCAGCACCTCGAGGAGAGCGCCGGCCTGGTGGCGCTGAGCGCCAATTACACACTCTACGGCGACATGAGCAATCGGATGATGACCCTCGCCGCCGGCCTTGGGCCAACGCAGGAGATCTACTCGATTGACGAGAGCTTCATCGGCCTACACGGCGTGCGCGGTGACCTGGTCCGCAGAGGGAAGGCCATCCGCGAACGCATCGACCGCTGGGTGGGCATCCCCTGCGGAGTGGGCATTGCGTCCACGATGACACTGGCGAAGCTGGCCAACCACATTGCCAAGACCGCTGAGCGCAAGCCCGGCAGCTACCCCGCCGATCTTGCCCAGGTGTGCAACCTCGCCGCCCTCCCCGCCCAGGATCTTGACGACGTGCTGCAGGCGACGCCGGTAGATGACGTGTGGGGCGTGGGCCGCAAGATCGGCGCGCAGCTGCAGGCGGGCGGCGTGCATACAGTGCTGGATCTGGTGCGGATGGACCCCGCCACGGTTCGACGACGCTGGAGCGTGGTCCTGGAGCGCACTGTGCGGGAGCTGCAGGGCATGCCGTGCATTGACCTGACCGACGCCCCCGAGCCGAAGAAAGAAATCGCGTGCACCCGGTCCTTTGGCAGCACCGTGACAGAGCTACCCCCACTGATCGAGGCAGTAAGCGAGTTTGCGAGCCGCGCCGCCGAGAAGCTGCGCAAGCAGGGCAGCTTGGCGAGCCAGCTGCTGGTGTTCTGCCACACCTCCCCCTTCCGTGACGGGCCGCGGTTCAGCAAGGGTGTGACGGTGCCACTGCGTCGGCCCACTGCCGATACCGGCTTGCTGGTGCAGGCAGCCACAACGGGTATGCGCCGGATGTATGAGCCAGGCTACCGGATGGCCAAGGCCGGGGTGATGCTGCTGGACCTGATCCCGGACAACGTGCAGCAGGGGGAGCTGGACCTGGATGAGGAAGACGACAACCGTGACCGCAGCAAGTTGATGGAAACCATCGACGCGCTCAACAGCCGATATGGAAAGGGGACAGTGCACTCGGCTGCGACGGGGGGCAGCAACAGAGCCGCCAAGGACTGGAAGATGCGGCAGGAGCGGTGCACGCCCCAGTACACAACCCGGTGGGAAGACGTGCCGATTGCCAGGGCGTGAGACTGCTTCCCGTCCTGCTCACACTTGCCGGCACGGTCTCCATCAGCAAGTTACCGTGTCCCAGCGTTTTGCAAAACCGCTCGTCCTGATTTGGAAGCCGTGCGGTGGCGAAAAGCGGCATCGAGCAACACTCTGTGCTCAAATGTTTCGTATCTGTACCATCTCAGGCAACAATAGCGCGGCAAGGATTGCGCGGGCGTCACAGTCCGATATGGCGCCCCTATCTCAAGGATCACTCATGGTTCAAAATTTGCGTTTTCCCCGAAGCACTGTGCAGCTTGGCTTCTCCCTCATCGAGGTGATGGTGGTGGTCGCAATCGCGGGCCTGCTGTTGGCTTTGGCTGCTCCCAGCTTCACCCCAGTAATAGAGCGGTGGCGGGTGCGCTCAGCTACTGAAGCCTTGCAAGGCAGTATTTTTACCGCGCGGTCGGCCGCTATTAAGCATGCCGGCGATGTGGTCCTAAAGAAAAATGATACCGGCCCAAATGGCTGCGTTTCGAGCGGGGCCACGGACTTCAAGTGCGGCTGGTTGATTTGGCATGATGGACTATTGCGAGACGGCAACCAAAGTGCGTGTACACCCACAGAGCAGACCGAGTGCACGATCATTGAATTCTCGCCACCACCTAATGTTGAACTCACAGTTACGGGTGCGACGAACGGCCGTCTCTACTTCAACCGCCAAGGGCGCATAACGGACGACACGGGCGCGATCCAAAACAACGTTACCGTCGAAGTAATTGCAAAGCATCGCGTCATTACCGACAACAACTCGCGTCGATTATGCATTGCGGGCGCGGGTCGTTCACGCGTCATCCCAGGCTATGAGGCTTGCTAACGGCTATAACATGCGGAAGAACACCAGAATTTACGCACCCTGGCCGCGACTGATCATGTCAGTGCTAGTTGCGCTGACGCTTGGGGCGGTTTCTGCTACAGCGCTATACATCTGCGCATACTTCGGTAGCGAGATAGCTGCAAATTTGTTCTTTCAGTTGTCGCTACCGAAGTACAACCTGTTTGCGAATTTTCTTCCCGCCAGCCTTCATGACTCAATTGCTGGTACGGAGTTAATACTCGCCACAATTATTCTTCAGGCGACGCTTGTCCTGGCTATTGGAGTTTTCGGTATTTTGTCGCTTGCGCGCACCAAATAGTTGTTGCGCTCCAATCTAGGAAGAGATCCTTTTTTGGCGTCCCATATCTACGAAACGCTGCTTACCGCGCTGCGCGGTCACTGGAAAGCCCACGCTGAGGCCTACCCGCGGAAGTTCATACTGTCGCCAGCCCAGCATAAGGAGTTGACCGACACGATCGCTTCGGTTCGCAAAGGTATAGCCGCCTCGCCCGCAAGCGATCACATGAAGTTCATGGGCGCGAGGCTGGAGATCAGGGCCGACTATCCAAGTGTCATGGTGTCGGTCGACGGGGCGGAAACGCCGCTCACGACCCAATAAAAAAGGCCCCTTGAGGGCCTTTTCCAATTCTGCGCCGTGGCGCCCTGATCAAATCGACGGGCACATACGCCAGGAAGGGTGCACCGTAGGTCGTCGCTTGAGCACGCGCGCCACGAAGGCCCGCGCCGCTACCAGCGCCAGGCGCGGTTTCTCCTGGCTGGGCGGCTCGACCTGCGGCTGAAAGGGTTCAGCCCAGGCGGCGATCAGGCGGCCGAAGCCACGGCTCACGGCACCCACCAAACGGTCAGCAGCGGCAGAGAGCGCGGCGGCACCGGCAAGGCAGGCGGCGGCCAGGGCAGAGAACAGGAGGCGGGAACGGGTCATGATGGATCTCCGGGTGGTGATGCCGTGGCTACCGGCGGGGGTCCCTTGCCGTGGCGGGGAAGTCATGATGGGAGCCGCTCTCCAGTCTCGAAAGCCTCCCGGCCGTCCAGGCTGTTGTGCGTCCACAAGTCGGGTTCGTCGTCGCCTTCCACCGGCCGGCACCAGCACTTGCTTGTGAAGTCGTGCGGGCGGTAGTCGTCCATGGGTGTGACGTGAATCTCAGTGGCGGTGGAGGCGACGAGCCAGGTCATGGCATGCGGGTCTTGGAATACGCGCGGATCAACCCCTTGGCGATGTGCTGGATGGCGTAGGCCTCCGGCTCCCAACCCGGATCCTTCTCTTTGATCTTTTCGAGGATGCGTTGCCACACATGGACGGCCTCGTGCACCAGGGCGCAGACGATCTCCACTGAGTCCTCGATGGCGTCTCCGCAGGTCACAACGACGATCCTGTCGCCGTCCGAGTCCTCGAAAGCAGAGCAAGCGGCCCCGGTCGGCTTTGCCGGATAGGGGGTTGCTTCCGGCCCCATACGCTTCATGAGACGTTTCCACGCCGATTCGTCTGGGCAGAAAGCGATCCGCACCGGATACCAGCCTGCGTCGATCCAGATGGTTTTCATGAGGTGGGGGATTGGTGTCGGCCTGGCTGGGCAGGACCACTTGGCCATCCCGGCGCACCGGGGCGGGCCTTGCCGACGTGATCAGGTATTGGCCAGCTGGTCGCGCAGGCGGAAGCCCAGCAGCGGCCAGATCTTCTGCACTGCGTTTTGGCGCGCGATCCTGCGGCCAATTTCGGCGTCGAAATTCTCGGGGCTGGCGCAGGCGCTCTCGCCGGTAACGGTGAATCCGTTTTTCAGACGAAGCACGCAGAACGTGAGCAGTTTCAGTTCGGCATGCGCACCAGTCAGCCGAGTGAATTCATCCTGAGAATGCATCGCAGCCTGCACGCCTTCAGCGGCTGTGAAGTAGTACTCGCCGTCAACGTTTGCCTCGATGTCAGTCGGCGTGACACGGGCAGCGGTCTTGCCCTTGGCTTGAATCTCTTGTTCAATGGTCTTTTCGGTCATGGGTGACTCTCAGTGTGTTGAACCGGCAGCCGGCCGGGGCGGCTCGATCAAGGCTCCAACAGGGCCCGCTCGGTATCAATCTGCCGCCGCAGCAGCACTACTTCTGCGTCACGCCGGGCAAGAGCTGCTCGGTGTTCTGCAACCACTGCTGCCCCCTCGACAATGTGGCGGTCGAAGGCCGCGTGTCGATCTGCAAGATCGCTGCGGGCAGCGGCGTCGGCTTGGGCTTGCGCGCGATAAGTGGCGGCTCGGCGCTCGGCGTCGACGCGCAGCCGGTCAACGCGAGCAAGGTCAGCACGAGCAATGGCATCGCGCACCGGTTGCGAAGTCGTAAATTCATCGGAGTTCTCCTGTGTGCTGGTGGCGTGCGCGCCCTCTTTCCCGGCGGTCTTGGTTTCGTCCGCACGAGCGGCCTCGGAGCGCTTGAGCTTGGCATCCGCGTGCTTGGCATGGATGGCGGCGATCTGCGCGTCGTAGCGCCACGCCTGCACCTTCCAGCCACCGGCAAACGCAATGGCGCCAGCGGCAAGGGCTGTGGCGACGTAGGTGTAAAGGCCTGGAATCATTTCCACGCCCTCCACCAGTACCACAACATGGCGAACAAGATGGGGTTCATCAAATGTTCCCCCTGCCCTGCTTCACGCCCGCCTTGTGGCCCAGGCCGTAGAAGTGCTTGGCAAGGCCCTGGATCTGGCGCTCGCTCCAAGGAGTGCAGCCAGCGGCCGCGCACTCTGCAGCATCGTCGGCGGATACCTCAAGGCCTTTCGTAGTGGCGCAGCCGGCAAGGGCCAGTGCAAGAATCAGGGCGATTGCTTTCATACTGGCCTTTCGACGTGGTCAGGTAGTGGGAAGCCCTGCCAGGCATTTGCGGGTCTCGTCGGTGCGGCGGTTCGCCAATCCCTGCACGAAGCGCATCTCTGGCTTTCCGTTAGGCAGAATGCGGCCAGTGCGCGCGAAGCTCCACACTGGGCGGCCGTCGTCTGACAGACTCATACGGCGGCACCCGAGCTCCCACTGGCCTTCGTTCCAGGCCGCCATGGCCAGGCTGCCGCACGTGTTCGCAGCGCCGTTGTTCCATGCGTGTGAGGTAGCCATGTCGAACACGATCTGCGGGGGCGTGCGGGTGAAACACCGGGCGAGTTGCCGCTGCACCTTCTCGATAGCGGCGGACTCTTCCTCAGCGCATTTACCCGGGGTCCAGCGCTGCCCGACGACTACTGGCGTGCTGGTGATGTGGCGCGTGATCCCGTTGCACACGGTGGGAAGGCCTCCGGCGAGCTTGTCGGCGTAGACGAGGCCGGGATCCTTTGGCGCAGGTTCCCACTTGGTCAGGATCGCGCCGACGGCGGCTGATGCTGCGACGAGCACGCCGCCTGCCACCTTGATGACGCGGGCCCGGTCTGCGTTCATAGCGGGGCCTTGTCGGTATCGCCCGAGGATTCGTACTCCTCGACGGTGATGACCCGCCGCCGCTTGGCCTTGAGCCAGCCGCGTGATTCAAAAAAAGGCCTCCAGAGCTTCTTCCAGAACCACTCGGTGATCAGCAGCAACGTATATGCAGCCGCAGCCATAGATGCGACGGTGCCCCAGGGGATGGAGTTGACGATCATCCAGGTGTCGGGGCTGGCATTCGCTGACGCTGCCATTGCCACCTTGTCCGCGACGTCGGCCTTGGCTGCTGCTGCAGCTGTGATTGCGGTGCCGGCTTTCGCAAAGGGCATGCTGATTTCGCTGCGATCCATCACTGTCGCGCTCCATCAGCCTGCAGGGGGTGGCATTCTTGATTCATGCCCTGCAGTGTTCCGGCACCGGCCGGCACCCGCGAACCCTACTGGGGGGCTATCCTCGGGCTGGCAATACCGACCAAGTGATGGGCGCGCGCAGTTCCGCACCGGGAATCGGATACCAGAGCTGAGTGCCGTCATCTCGCACCGCGTTGTCGATTTCGTACCCGATGCGAACGCGAACGGGGATGAAGCCGAGCCACTTGCCCGTTGCCACGATCTGCCATGCACCGCTGTTCTCCCGCACGGTGACACCGTTGGCGCTCCACACCCGAGTAGCGCCAGGGGCCACGCGGCGGCCGAGGCGCCAGGCGCGGTACTCGCCAGCATTGCGTCGGTACCAAACCTTGCGCGACTTCTTGCTGCGGGGGTGTTCGCCCTTGCACCAGTAGTTGGCGGCGCGCGCCTCGGCGGTGTCCTGCAACCAAGCGCCTCGCATAGGGCCGTCTGCTCCCCACGGCACGTTGTCACCGTGGGCCGTGATGTTCACCATGGGGGCGATGTCCCAGTCGGCGAGGTCCGGACGCACGTCGATCAGGCGTTCGTCGGCCCAAGCGAGCAACTTGGCGATCTTGCCCGCGCGGAACAGGCGAACCTTCCACTTGACCCAGGTGAGCCCGCTGGCGCGCTCCTGTGCATCAAGCAGACACGCCACGGCGGCCTGCTCCAGCTCAACGGGCACGTCCGCGGCGAGTAGGTACTGGATGATGTTCATTTCGCGCTGCGCGAAGTGAACCGCGGCTCGTTGGGCGGGTGGTATTCGCTCGGGTAGTTCTTGCGCTCGAACTCTTTGACGTAGGCATTGCGGCAGTGGTTTGGGCCCTGCCACAGCCCGAACACCCAATCGATCGACGGCATGAACAACCGCCCAAACAACTTGCCGTCGCGGTGGGCGCGGTAGCACCGGGCGCTGAGGGTTTCGTCGGCAAAGCTGACCGTGCCGTCGAGAGGCGGGATCAGGGCATTGGCCAGCTGGTCCAAAGCAAGGAAGACCTGCTGCCCGTACGCCAGGACCAGTGCCCACACGTTCCTAAGCCGCGTCGCTGTTGAACTGGATGCCCGCATCGTTCGCCTCCTCTTCAATGGACACGGGCCAGCCCGCGGAAAAGTTGTAGTCCTGCGGGGCCGCGCTGGCCTCCATGGTCATGCGGTGCACCTCGGCGGCCGTGAAGATGGCGGTGTCGCTGGCGGCCGTGCTCATCACGATCCCTTGCGCGAGGGCGGGCGTCATCGTGACAAACACCGGGTTGGGCGAATAGCTCAGCGTTTTCCATTGCAGCCCCGCCGGAATGTTCTGGCCCAGCATCACAAGGCCGAGTTGCTGCGTGCGGCTTTTCTGGTCGCTGTGGTACCAGTGGGCACCGACTTTCACACCCATGGCCGCGCGGCGGTCGCGCTCGGTTTTGATGGCCTCCCACACTTCGGCGCGGCGCTGCTCGATGGGCGGCAGCTCGGCTGGCAGCGGTACGCCACCTGCAGCCATCCAGGCGCGGTAGGCCAGGGTCTCTGGGTGCGGCCCCAAGCCTGGTGCGTCCATGGTCGGCACCTTCGTCTCGCCGTTGCGGATGACGTAGCCTTCGCCTGTGAGTTGGTAGGTGTCGCTCATAGATATTGCCCCCCGGTGGTCGCGCTGCCTGCGGCGTTGCCAGGTAAAGCGGTGGCTCCAGCGCCGGCCGTGAAGATCACGGAGCCGCCGGAAACCGAATACCGTGGCCCGGTCGCGCTGCCTGAATACGTGTTGGAGACAAGTCTGCAGAGCGACAGGTTCTCAACAAAAGCGTAGAAAGAGAAGGCGGGGGTACCTGTCAAGTTGACAGTGCAGAGCGACGATTCCAGCGCCCCGCCCTCAGACACGGTGATATGGGAGTAGCCGCCGCCGACAATGGAATACGTCGTGCTGGTCTGCACCACCGAGGCTTGAGCGGTGACGTAGATGTGCGTCCCGCTGGCGCTCATGGCCCCATAGACCATGCCTGATAGGGTCAGCGCGGTGCGAGCGCCATTGGCAAAAATGGCATAGCCTGCTGACGCCTGAACCCGAAAATTGCGGATGCGGTAAGAGCCGCAGTTGGTCATGTTGAACGAGGTGGCGGCTGTGGAAACCACTACGTTGCCAGGTGTGGTTGCGTTGCCGTCAATGCTGATGAGGCCCTGCCCTACATAGGCCTTGCCCGCCACAACTCCTGTGTACGTGCCATCCGCCAGCTGAATGGTGATCGTGAAGCCATTCAGGTCGAATGCGCTCGCGACATCCACGGCCTTCTGGATGGTCAGAAACGCGCCACCGCTGGTGTTGGCAAGCCCGTCATTGCTGTCGCTGCCATCGGTGCGGACGTAGTAGGTGCGATTGGCTGTGAGCTTTTCGCGGAACAGCCCTTGGAAGTACGCGAACAGCGCAGCCTTAATGTTTGCCCAGGTGATCTTTTTCAGAACATTGGACGCAGCGCTGTCCACGAGGGGCACCTGATCGGCATCCACGGGTGTGGTTTTGCTTGTGGCAGCGACGGTTTCTGGCGCGGTGATCGGGGCATCACCGGACCCGACAAGGTTCTGCCCGCCCGCCGTCTTGATGTTGGTCCCGCTGACCAGCGGCGCTTGGTAATCAGTGCCAGCCACTGCCGCCGAATAGACCCCGAGGCCGTTCACCTTGAGGAGCCCGTTGACGGCGCCGCCCACATCGACGTTGCCACTGCCCAGTAGGTTGTTGCCGTTGACGGTCTTGAGGTTGGTCCCGGAGACGAGCGCGGCCTGCTTCTCCGTGTCCAGTTCGTTGATTGCGGCCTGCACCGTCGTGGCCGCGATGTTGCCCGCCGGGGTGTTGCTGATGGCGGTGGCCGCGTGCGCCCCGCTCGACGCCCCCGTATGCCCTGTGATCTGCGCCTGCAGCTTGCCCAAAGCAACCAGCACCGTGTCTGCAGCAGTGATTACCGCGCTTGTCGCTGTGCTCAAACCCGTCAGCACAGTCGCGCGAACAGTGGCCGCAAAGTCGCTGATGGTGGCTGCCAACTGCGTGCCCGTATGGCTCGCACGGTCCCGCAGCGCTGCGTCCGTGCTGTTTGCCGTCGCCCCAGTGGCGATGCCTGCCAGCTTCGATTTCTCGGCGGTGGTGTAGTCCTCGGTGCTCAGCCCCTTGCCAGCGACTTTGTCCACCTTGTCATCTAAGGCATCCTGCAGCCCTGTGACGTCGGCAATTGCATGCGTGTGGGCGCTCGGCGGGAAGGTGCTGGGCTTGTCGGTGATGCCGTCCCAGGAGGTTGTGCCAGCGGGGCCGGTGGCACCCGTCGGACCGGTGTCCCCGGTGTCTCCCTTGGGGCCGGCTGGCCCGGTTGGGCCCGTGTCTCCGGTATCGCCTTTGGGGCCCGCTGGGCCTTGAATGCCTTGTGGCCCTTGTGCGCCCTGCGGGCCTTGGGCTCCGGTCGCACCAGTTGGTCCCGGGTCGCCCTGGTCACCCTTCGGGCCGGTGGCGCCTTGAATGCCTTGGGGGCCCTGGTCGCCTGGGTCGCCTTTCGGCCCTTGCGCGCCCGTTGGTCCGGCGGCACCCGCGGGGCCTGTGGCGCCTGGCGCCCCGTTTGCTCCCGCTGGACCTTGAGGCCCTTCGGGTCCCGGCAACCCGACAGGTCCGGTATCCACCCACCCGGCCACCGTGTAGACCCAGATGTTCCCTTGCACCACATAGGCGTCGCCCAGATCGGTCGAAGGAGGAAGCAACCCAGTGTTGGCAAGTTCGCCGAGCAGGTTGATGCCCGTGCCTGGGCGTCCTTCAGGTCCCTGAACACCGCGAGTCACGACAACGGAGCCCCGGCCGAGCTGTGGAGTCACCACAACAGAGCCGGTGCGCTCCACCACGACAACAGCCGATGCGGCTTGCCGTACGACAACAGGATCAAGCGACGGCTCGACTACGGTGCTCACACCGTCAGCTCCGGGTTCAGTGGGAAGGTGATCGAGTACTGGCGCTCGCGCGTGCCATCGGGGCGCGTGACTTCCACGTGTCCAAAGGCATACGTCCAGGCAGGCGCCGTTTCGCCGTATGCGAAGGCCGCCGTATCGGTGTGGCTGATGAACAGCCTCAGCGTGTCAGCGTCCAGCACGATCCCGGAGTTGGCCGTGCTGAGCGTCTTGATGAGCGCATTCGTCTCGGGGTGGCGCAACTGCAGTTCTGCGGTGCAGCCGGTGTAGTCCTCTGCCACGCGATCAGCCTCGTTGACTGGCGCGCCCGTGTCTGCGCGGACGAGCACTCCGCAGACCCAAGCGGTGTCGTACGGGAAGAAGCTGCGCTGCAGGGCCTCGTCGAAGGTGGCACCCTGGACGATGGGCAGTGACAGGCTGGCCGGTGTGATGGTCATGACCCGGAGTGTTCCGAGCCATGCCCTCTCGCGCGAACCCTACTGGGGGCCGCTCAGGCGCTCAAAGTGTCTGACTGAGCGACGCGCTTCCGCTGATCGACGCATTGGCGCTGACCATGGCCCATGCGCTGGCCAGGCGCTGCGAGGACGTTGTGAGCCCCACCTTCGCGGCCTCCATGCGGGCATCGTTGGTGTGCATGACTGCGTCGGCGTTGACTTTGGCCGCTTGCAGGGTTGCGTTTGTACCTGCCTCGTACTGTCGAATATCAGCTTCCCAACGCCGCATGTACGAACCTGCCTGCGCTTCGGCGGCAGTGGCCCCTATGCGGTACCCGTCAACAATGATGCTGCTTTTGCGCGCAGCGGCCTCCACCTGAGCAGATGCGGCGGCCAGCTGTTTGCCCCAGCCATCCCACTCCAAGCCTTTCGCCGCGATCTTGGTCTGCAACTTGGCGATCTCCACGCGCGCCTTCTCGGCTTGGGCGCCCACTTTGGAGCCGTAGGCCCGCGTCAGCGCAGAGAATGCTTCCACCTTAGTGCCTTCGGCAGCGACCGTCGCCTTGTACAACTCCGACTTCGCCGTTTCAGCATTCACAGTCGCTACGAATGCTTTGACCTGTTCCGCACCCGCTTGGATGCGCGTGCCCTCCAGCTCCACCAGTGTTTTCGCTGCGCCGACCCGGGCTTGGTAGATCTGCACCACCGCCATGCGGCCGTCTATTTCAGCCTTGTAGCGCTCGACGAGATTCCGATTGATGTTGGCCTTGGTCTCTTCCGCCGCGAGCAATGCCTTGAACACTTCAACCTTGTTGAGTTCAGCCTGAACCACGGTCTGGTATGCGCCAGCGTAGGCTTGGTATCCCGCCAGCAATGCCTTGTAGTGCTCGAGCGCCGAGTTGTAGGCCGCCAGCGCGTTGTCGGCCGCCGTTTTGGCGATGTCCACGGCCAGCACTTCGAGTTTGTAGGCGTCCTCCAGCAGCGTCGATTCCAGCTGCAGCGCCAGAGTAGTGGCTTGTTGCAGGTTTGCTTGCTCGAGCTCTGCCTGCTTGATGGCGATATCGCGTGACAGCCCGGACAGCTTGTCGTGGTATTCGCGTCGGGCGTCCTGCAACTGACCGGCAAGGACGCCGGACGGCAGATCGAAGCCCAGCGCTTCAGAGCCGCGCAAGACCTCTTGCTCGCGCGCCAGTGCGATCTGAGTCTCGCGGTCGCGCGAGCGGTCCCAGATGGCCTGCTCAACGGCAGGGTTAAGGCCGGTACCGCCGTGGATGCGTGCGTTGAGCTGGGCCTTGAGGTTGTCCATCAGCTGGCTTGCGTACCGCGCTCCCTGCGAGTAGGCAAATGGCGCCGGCTGCAGGACTGAGAGCTCAGGGATCTCGTCCAGCTTCGACAACCAGTCTTCGCGCAGGTTGATTCCGCCGAACTCGTGGGTCTGCAATGGCAGGAACGAGGGCACGTCCGGCAAGGTGATGTCGGGCGCATCCGGGATGGCCACGTCGCGGACCTCCGGCAGCGTTGGCACGTCGCCAATCGAAAGCAGCGGCGGCAGTCCAAAGTTGAGGTCGGGCGCCTGAACGTCGAAGTCGTCGATTTGCACACTGCCGATCGAATCCATCAAGGCCGTGGGCATCCCTCCGGGGATCACGAGGTCGACGTCCGGAAGCTCCGGCATGTCGGGGATGGGAGGCAAGTTGGGCGCGGCCAGCGTCTGCCACCGCACGCTGACCGTTGGCGGCTGGTAGATGCTGTTGTTCAGGGCCTCTTGAAATCCTTCGACCGCCTCTGTGGCGGCATCTGCAAGGTCAATCGACCGGTCGTATTTGTCGTTGACGATTTCCGCCGCACTTTGAGTGACGTCTGCCATGGTCAGATCCTTCGCGTCTTCGATTTAATGGTCAGCACTTCAACGCGGTCCAGCGCGAATTGCTGCCCCGCTGGGGTGCTCAGGCCGAAGCCCATGTAGTTCTCCCGGATACCCCGCCCCACTGGGCAGCGTGTCTGCCCCGATCCGCGCAACGGGAAGGAGTAGTTCCAGTTCTGGTGATTGCCGAAGACCGTAAAGACCGCGCAGCCCTTGCCTTGCATCGACAGATAGACCATCTCGATGTGGGTCTTCAGCGTGTTCTCGCGAAGCGTGGGCGGCAGCTTCAGCGTTGCCACGATGGGCAGGCCGTTGTCGGTGTCGCCTCCGAAGGCATAGAGCCCCGTTGCCGACCCGCCATGCGTGGGCGTTACGCTCTGGAATTCGTGCCGGGTGTACTCGGACACGGCGCCGGAGAGGGTGTTGCAAACAATGGTGTTCATGGCTTGATCTTTCCCGTGGCAATAAGCGCGCGGACGATGAATTGCTCTTGTGGCGCAATGACGGCATTTGTCTGCCAAGAGCGAGTCCGAGCACTGAGCACCTGGCCGGGCGCACCCGCCCACAAGAATTTCGCGCCCATGTAGAAGTCGTCCGACTGGTTGCGGCTGGGGTTGGCGGCGATGGATAGGTTTTGCGCGATCACGACCGCCGCTGGCGCTTTCGATGGCCGCTCGTATTCAACCGCCGCCACGTAAGCCGCCTCCCAGCCGCCTTGAATCAGTGCCTGACGCGATTTCACGACGGGAGATGACCAGGTGCCCCACGCTGTGCGCCGTTGAGTGATGGATCCTGCGAGCCGCACCCGATCGGTAAAAAGCGGATCTATCGCCTTGGGCGGGTCGATGTACACCCCGGTGTCCCTAATCCAGATGCTGTCGTGCTGCATAAGATCTGGGCACTCAGTCCAATACACCTCGCCTGTGTATGGGTCCGCCACGCGGTATTCAAAGAACACCACGGTGATGATGGAGCCTACAGGTACAAAAGCATCCGAAGCGACAACCAGGCCGTCCGCGTCATCGGGAACGACGCGGGTATTCATGAAATAGTTGGGAAGCTGCGAAACCGCTACATTGCTGAGCCCGGGGGGCATCAGCACGTAGTGCTCCGAGCGCGGGTTCTCCATGTAGAAACGGTAGCCGTACTGCATTGCGCCGTTAGCCTTCCACCCGAAAAGGCACTCGGCCGGCATGAAGTCTGTCCGCAACGAGCGCTCCGGATACATCTCGTTGGGGCCGTCATCCCAGCGCGGAATGGTGCTGAAGGGCTCCGCGTCCAGCAAGACAGTCTTGAAGCCGAGGACAGTTTCTGTCGTGTCTGCGGCGTTTGAGATGCTGCCCCCTGCACCCACGGCTGGAACCGTGCGGTACGCCACGTTGTAGGGAAACGATAGGATGCGCGCGGTCAGGTGGCGGTCGCCAATGCCGCTTCGCAAATATGCCTTGACCGACGCTACCTGGGCAGGTCGGGCGTTGGTGCGGATAGCGGTGACCGGCAGCCAGGGGCGCTGGAGTGCCCGAAGGGCGTCCCGCGCAGCTTCCCATTCTGCGAGAGCAATCAGGTACTCGGCGTTTTCAAGCTCCCACGCAGCATGCGCTGCCTCCCAAGCAGCCACGGCCGCGACGTTGTACGCTGACGTCGCAACAGCTATAGACACCAAAACGCCCGTACTTACTCGAGGAATGAAAACTTCAACTGACGACGGTTCCTCCGCGCAGGGATCTGCCACGTTTTCGACGATGATGCCGCCAGTGACTGACGTCACTCCGGGATAGCCAACGTAGTCGAAGGTGTAAGTAAATATCTCGGCAACGCTCTGCTCGCCATCGAAGTACGTGCCGATGAATGGCGTAGCCTCGCCGACAAAATGAGTGGATCCGCAAGGCCCGTCACTAACTGTGGAGGTGCCTTCGACGGTGGCTTCGGCGACGCGCTCGCCGCCCGCGAGTTCCGCAAATGCGGTGTACCGCGTGACCGTTGTCCCGGGCGATGGTGTCTCCGTCTCAAGAATCAATCCGAAACTGGCAAGAGGAGGGTATGCGGGCTCCGGACCGGACGGCTGCGGCTTCGGTGGCAGCTCGTCGTAGGGAAAGTCCACGAGCGGGCGCTCCCAAATCGGCAGGTATGAACTGGAGACGAACGTCGTCCAAGCGATGAACGGACCTCCGTCGCCGCCCACTGGCCACAGTTGCATGACGGCCTGGATGCCGACGACGGTGATTCGGTAGCGCGAACCATCGGGGAGCCGCCCTTCCATCGTAGGGTTCGGGACGACTGAGACCCGAGCTTGCATGCAGAAATTGGCGAAGGCGACCTGGGCCATGGCTAGCTGCTGTGCCGTGGCTTCGCCGCCTTCAACTCGCAATGCCTCCGGCGCCCCCGGGCCGACCGGCCGTCCCGTGATCGAAAAGGCGTTCGGATTCCAGATTCTGGTCATTGCGGCACCGCGAGGTACTGAGGGATCCCATCGACCTCGCGAAACGCGGCGCACACTTCTGCGGCCGAGGTCTGGTACCGGTTTTCCGTCAACGAGAATGTCTGGCCGCCGCTGAACCCGGCAACCACTGTCCCGCCGGCAATGCACAGCATGGCCTGGCCTCCGCCAGTGCCGTCGCCCAACTTAATGCGGTTTCCAGGTGCCGAAACTCCTGAGCCGGGAACCACAGGGCCGCGCAGGGTTGGCACGTTGGCCAGCGTGTCCCACATTGTTCCGGACAAAAACAGCAGGTCTTGCTCAGTCCCCACGTAAATGCCGTCGGAAACGGGCTGGATGGCTGTGATGTCGCCTGCGAATTGCTTGAAGTCACGCCAGTCGGAGAGATGGAGTGCGTTGGGCCGGCTCGCCCAGAGTACGTTGCCCACAGCAGTGAGCACGCGTCCGCGCCAGTAGGCCGTGTAAGTCCCGACCGGGAACGGCTGGGCGCCCAGCGTGCGGCAGGGCAGCACCAGCGCAGCGTTGTTGCCGGTGAACTCGAAACTACCCGTGGCCGTGGAGCCAGCCAAATACGCCCCCTCCCCGTCCTGGCCGCTGAGGTACACCAGAGTCTCGTGTCCCAAGCGCACGGGCAAACCATCAAGGCGGAAGCCGCCTTGCGAAATGGCGATGGGCGCCGAGCTGATGGCCGGGCTTTCGGCGCCGTCTGTCATGCGGCGGGATGCCAGGTGATAACGGTACTGGCCCGGGAAGAGCAGGCCAAAGGCAACGTCGGGCGCACCCAGGCCCGTGGGGGCGGCAACGCTACGCTCCTGCCCCGTCACTCCGTCGGTAATGCCCTGAATCAGCCCGTTCGTGAACGTGACTCGCCCGTCTGGCAAGTTGCAGTACCAGACACGGCCCGGGCCTAAAGCCGGATGGATGACGTGGCGCGCGCCGCCTGGGTGAATTGCAGTCAGTGCCGACCCACACGTGGCAAGCATGAAGCCAGTGGCTTGGTGCACGTTCTTGTGGCACTCATCGGACTCCTGCAGCAGGCCACCGCGCCGAGTGATCTCGCCGGTGAGCCCAATGTTGACGTTTGTCGCCGCCAGGAGATCCGAGCCCTCCAGCCGATGGGACGGAACAACGTTGTTGATGCCGGTGAAGCCTTGGAAGGTCAGCATGACGCCCCCCTGTCAGCCGATGGCTGGCCGAGCTCGAGCGCAAAAGCCTGGCGCCCGCGCAACGTGAGCCCGGGTTGGCCGGGCGAGCCAAGATTCATCGGGCTTGCGCCAGCGCCCTGCAGCAAGATCCCTTGGATGCCAAAAGAACCAGGCCCCGCCGACGCGAGTTCGATCCCCTCAATGGCGACCCTGAACTGCGCGGATGGCTGGCCCAGTTGGCAGGGGCGAGCGCCCCGCCCTGCAAGCAGCCTCGTGACGCTGGGCAAGCCGATTTCTAGGGGGTTGGCGCCCTGCCCCAGAAGCAACATGCCAAGCACGGGCTCACCGAGTTCCAAAGGCAATGCGCCTGTCCCCTGGAGAGTAATGACGCCCAGCACCGCATTAGGCGTTCCCAGCTCCGTCGCGCGGGCGCCGATGCCCTGCAGCACCAGGTCATCGGGCGGCTGTCCGACGACGGTGATGTGCAGGCCGCCCCTTGCCATTTCGATCCCTGCTGGGCGGGCCACAACGTCGACACCAACCTGGCCGCGGTGGGCGCCCAACTCCAGCGCGCTCGCGCCAACCCCTTGCAACGTGACCAGCATCGAGCCTTCGCCGCTCGAGACGAGGTCAATCCCAGCTACCCCTTCAGGCGAGGTAGTCCCGTTGATCACTGCGCCGTTGATGATGGGAAACGACATCGACTATTCTGAGTCGTTTAGAAAGAATCCACGGAAGTAAAAGCGTCCGCGAAATCGACCACCCGCCGCAGGGGAGTCCACGACGAAACGCAAGTACTCAACCATGTCACCACCGCTGGAGATCGGGAAACGGTGCACATGGCCGTTGTCCGTGATTTGGGTCAGCTGCTGGTTATTCACGAACTTTGTTGCGTCTACATCCGTGCCGATGGACACATAAGGTGGCGTCCCGGCCGTGACGTCACGCGCCATAAAACCTACCTCGGTCAACACGAACTTCGCATCGGTGGCAAGCTGCAGTGTTATGTCTCGGGTCAAATCCGTAGGAATCCAATAACCGACGACTACGTCATCCGGCGAATAGCCATTTCGGGCTTCCGTCGTGCTCGGGCCTGCAAAAGTGGGGGCCACGTCCGTGGTCGAGGAATCAACTCCTGCGTTCAGGGCCAGCCAGTACTGGTACCCGTCGGGCGTTGATGGGACGACTACCGCCAAGTGCTTGTACGTCGTACCGGCGGCCCAGGCGGCCGCTGAGCCCAGATCGAGAGGGAAAGTGCCGCCGACAATTTCGGGTGCAAATACCGGGTCTTGCAGCGTGGGGGGAACACCGAACGTATTGGCTCGACTGCGAAAGTCCGGCAGAGCGGGATAGCCATTTAGCGCAAAGACCTCCGCGCCCCCCAGGTTCGACGATGGCCGCACCAGCCCAGCACTTCCTCGGCGTTCGTACCGGACCTCGGCATTCTGGTCGCTCGTCTGTTGGAAACCACCGAGCATGAGCGCGGTGACGCGCCCTTCCATGAACGTGCCGATGGGCCATGACGGTGGTACAGACAATCCGGGCGAAAGCTCAACGCCGCGCTGCACCGTGAACGTTGCACCGGTGCGGGTCGTGATCTGCACCACTTCCCACACCGACTCGTCAGTGGCATCGAATAGCGTCGCGAGCTCGGCATCGCCGTCCTCAGGTTCCTGGAACAAGTCGGCCGACCCGTCGCCAGCCGCGACGATGGTCCCGTAGTCGGGATCGCTGTCGTCGCCGGTCAGCACCGCCGCGAGCGTGGTGCGCGCGTTATTTGAGAACAGGAGCATGCTGTTGCCCTCAGGCTGGGATCAAGCTGAAGATCTTGGCTGAGCCGTTGGACCACTGGTGCGAAACCGCGGAGCCGTTGGTGGGCAGCGGCAGCGTCACCGAGTCGGTGATGTGCAGCAGCACAGGAGAGGTACCCGCGGTCCCCGTGTCCTTGTAGATCAGGAGCGAGCCGATGTCGGAACCACCGCCCAGGGCGCCAAAAGACGCATCGGCTGCATCGAACACGCCACCAATGACGGTCTTGGTGCCTAGCGTCTGGGCTGTGCCGATGATTGAGCCGACGTCATCCAGAAACTCGTGGGCCTCGTCGTAGACATACGCAGCGGGCAGCAGGGCCACCTTGATCGTATCGGCAAGGAAGTTGATCGCTCCCGAAAAAACCTTTTCGGCGCCCAGGGGAAAGAACGGCAAGCCGAGCCGGGCGATCTTCTTCGCATCGTTGCCCCAAGGAACGGTGAGAGCGCCTCCATTCGTCGCGAATGGGAAGCCCGTGATGACGTCGAAGTAAAACAGGACGGGTGACGTTGCCGAGTTGCCAGTGTCTTTGTAGACCACAAGGGCCTTGACCGTGCTGCCGGGGGCAAGAGCACCATAGTCCAAGTCGTCACCATCCAGAACGCCTCCAGCCACTGACTTGTTTGCAAGGGTTTGGTCAGTACCGATCCGCGAGCCGAGCGCCGAAAGGAACTCGTGCGCCGCGCTGAAGGTATAGGAAGACGGCAGCAGCGCCATCTTGATGGTGTCGGATGCGAAATTGACGCTCCCGCTCAGAATTTTCTGCGCGCCGAGCGGGTATGCGGTGTTGGGCATTCGGTAACTCCTGCGAGGTGATTGCCTGGCAGTGTTCCGAGGGATGGCGTATTGGGCGAACCCTACTGGGGGGCTCAAAATGCCCGCCGAATCAGGCCTTTTGCTTTCTGAGCGGCGCCTGCTACAGTGCGCCCATGGCCCAGTTCGATCACATCAAGAAGCCCATGACCCTCGCGGAGAGCGATGATCTATTGCACGGCCGCAATCACGACGCCGAATTCTTCGGCTTCTGGTTTGGACTCCTGAAGGGCATTGCCAAGCTTGCCTTGGTGGTCGCCGTCATTGGAGCAATCACCTACCTGTGCGTTGCAGTCCCCGCCCTCGGCTGGGCCGTTGCCGCGGGGGTCCTGCTGTACGCCATCGTTGAGATTTCCAGAGCCGGGAAGAAGTAGGTCAGCGTTCCCGGTCTTCTCGCGCAAGCGCCGTCAGCCCTGCCGGAGCTGCTGCTGGGTTCAAAACGGTCTTTTCTGCCAGGCTTCTGACCGCATTCTCCGACGTCATCCGGCGCGCCAGCACGTTGGCAGCAGCAGGGGCGGCGAGAGCGCCAGAGATCATCACTGGATTGCCTGATGCAAGGCCGCCAATCAGCGTACTGGCCCAAGCCCCAAGACCGATCTGCCGGGCGGTGCCAGACGGATTTGCGAAGACCTGCGCCCCTTCGCGCCGGTTGGCCGCCATCTTTCCCATGGTCTGGATCTTCTGCTCCAGCCCAGGAAACCCTGAATTCGAGAACAAGGCCCGCCGCGCCGGTAGCGACATCGCGGCCAGGTTGGTCAGGAAGGTCTCGCTGCTGAAGGCGTCCCCCATCTCGTTCTGTTGACCATTCTTGGCGCGACCCAAACGCTGCAGCACGGCGGCGGCCACCTCGCGTCGGTTTTCCTCAGGCATGGACTTCATCAGGCGGTTGATCTGCGTGCCCCCATCCGACAGCCCTGTGGTCGCGGCTTTGAAGATCTTTTCCGGCGCGTCGCGGTTCACGATGGTTTCGAGCTGATCCAGGCGCTGCATGCTGCCCCGCGTGTACTGGTTTGCCCGACTCCAGGCCTGCTGCGCTTGTGGGCCTGCGGCTTCCGCAGCCGTGCCCAGGTCGTCGCTCAGGGCGCCGTATAGCGCGCGCCACTTCGACCGTGGAACGTCGCTCGTCAGAGAATTCTCGGCAATTTCCTGCCCCACCAGTGTGCGCAGCTTCTGGATGGCTTGGTATGGCAGTTGCCCGACCGTGGGCGCTACACCGGTTGAAGACATGCCGGGAGCGATGTTGGCCAGGGTTGCGCCTTCCACGTCCTTGAGTAGCGCTCGCTCAATGTTCCCGATTTTGGCGTTGCGGAAGAACTGCGAGATGTTTGGCGCACCCTCGATACCCTCGTTCAACGCTTTGAGCGCTTCCTGCGTGCGGGTCACACTGACCGGCGTGGCGGCCGGGATGTACTCGTCGAGCTTGCCGTAAAGCTGCTTTTGGGTCGTTTTGACGCTGTCTTTGAACGCGTTCACGCCCTTCGTGATCGCCTCTCCAGCGCCCCAGCCCGTGGCATCTGGCGCCAGCTCGCGCGACAGAGCCTGCACTGAGTCCTCAAGCGCTTTGGCCTGAGCCTCCCCGCGGCGGGCCATGAGACCGGATCCGCCGATCACATTGGACAGCCCAGTTTCAGCCGCCTGCAGCGTGCGTGACTGGGTGGCCTGGCCCATGGTGGGAACCGTGCCGGACGCCTCCTCGAATGTCTTGATATTTTCGGCCACACGCTGACGCCCAGCCTCCCCGCCGCGGAGCGCGCCTCGCACAGCCGACTGCGCTGCGAATGGCACGACGGATGGAGCCAGCGACCCGGCAATGTTGGCCGCAAACTGCGCGCCCTCCCCTCCACCGCCTTCTCGCGTGAGACCTTGAGCGCCTGCGCCTGTTGCGCCGCTGGCTACCTGCGTCAATGGTGCAGCAGATAGCCCTCGCCCAACTGCCTCCGTCACAGTGCTGGGTGGTGGGGGCATGACGCGTCCGCCGGCCTGCGCGACTTGGGCCGCACCACCAGCGCCGCGCGCCAGGGCTCCGCCGAGCCCGATACCAGTCAGCGCGGACGCCCCGCCACGATTGATGTCCTGCAATACCCGCTCGCTGGCCGTCTCTGCAGTCGGGACCCCGGCCTGCGTCATCAAGTTGCCTGTTGCCTCGCCAAGCATCTGCAGGCGCGGGCCATTGTCCTTGCCCCGCACTGCGTCCAAAGCCGCGTTGATGGGCTTGGCCACCAGGTTGTCGGTCACCATCGCCGGGAGGTCGGTCAGCCCTTGCACAACCCCGCGGGCGCCAATTCCGAAGGAACGTGCGGCACTATCGACCAGGGAGCGCTGCGACGCTGGGGCAGATGCGGCCTTCGGCTTGATGCTGGCGAGCAGATCATCGTCTGAAATGGAGGAGTAGTCCTGCGCTGCCGGCTGTGCCGCTGCAGGAGCAGCCGTGGGTGTGCGCGGCTTGACGGACGCCAGCAGGTCGTCGTCGCTCATCGAGGAGAAGTCAGGTGCGGCCATCTCAATACCCCATCTCTTTCAGACGTGCGGCCAGCGCTGGGTTGGAGGCGGCGCGGCGCTGGAGTTCGGCAATCTGCGGGGGCATGGCCGCCGGGGGTGAGGCCGCCGCGCGGTCGGCGTTCTTGGCCTGCGCTGCGTCCGTCATCGCGACCCCTTTTTCTCCCGCGCGCACCCTGGCCGTCTCGATCAAGCTCTGCAGGCGATTTGCCTTGTCGGCCACCGTCGCATCGTCGTCGTTGGGCTGGGCAAAGTAGGACTTGCTCAGGCCCTGGAGCTGCTCGCGTGTGTAGGCCGCGCCGGTGTTCAGGGTCAGTGCTGCGTCCAGCGCATCCAGTTGCGCGGCTTCGACACGCTGGCGCCCGGTCGACCGCAGTGCATTTGCTGCAGGTTCCGGCAGCGTGTTGATGGCCGATGTGATCAGGCCTGGGCGGATGGCACTGGGATCCTTCTTGCCTACTTCGTCAATCAGCTTCAGCGCGTTGTCCATGCGCAGGGCATAGCCTGCCGACTTGGCTTGATCTTCGGTCAAGGGTTTTCCGTCGCCTGCAGGTCCGCCCGGGATCGGTTCGAGCTTTGTCCCGCCTTCGGCCCAACGATAGCCCGCAGGCGGCTTGTTCTCCTGCTGGGCCTTCAATCGCGCTGCTTCGGTCGCGGCCTGCGCCGAGATACCCGCCCGCGTGTTGTTGCCCCGCTCGGTCACCAGTGTGCGGTCCATGGCCCCCATGCGCTCTGCGGCGGCGTTCGCACTGCTGGCGGAGACCTGCAATCCCGCGCGCTGGGTGTCGCCAGTCTCCCGCATGGCCTGCTGGGCCAGTCCGGGCGCGCTGCTCTGAAGACCTTGATCCGTTGCCAGCATTGCGCGGTAGGTCAGCGACTCTGGTGATTCGCCCTTGTGCCGGTCCCATTTTCCGCCGTTGTTCGTGATCGAGGATGCGGACACGAGCGCATTGCGCAAGTCGTTCCGCTTCTGCCAACTGTTCTCGCTGGACAACACAGTTGGAACCTGAACAGGCTGCTGCGCGCTTGGCATGGCGGCCATGGCGTCTGCAGCACCACGGCGCACCAAGCTCTGCGCGGCTTCCATGTTCTGTGATGTGACCTCTCCGCCGTTTGGAGTGCTCTGGACTGCGCTGAGGGCCTGTACTGCAGGTGCGGGGGTCGACATGGCGGCCGCGCGGCTCAACGCGCCCGCAGGTTGTGTCGGGGCTGGCGCTGGCGCTGGAATCGGCGCCGGTGTCTCCCAACTGCCAGTCGCACCACCGCGGCCACCAGCCGCTCCGCCGCCAGTCCATCCGGCAGGAGCGCTTGATGGGATCTGCATCAGACGCTTCTGCAGGTCATCCTCCACGGTTCCACCGTCCGCATAACGGCGAGGCGCGACGCCAGTCGCAGGCAAAGTTCCGAGCCGCTGCTGCGCCGCGCGCCGCTCAGGGCTGTCGATGATTGAGCTGGCCGTGACTTCCAGATTGCGCTGATCCTGGCGGGCCTGCCAACCCATGGGGGCAGCGGCCTGTGCTGGAGCAGGCACCGGAGTATCTGAAGTGCCGGTGCTGGGGGTGCCGCGGATCATGGAAACGGCAGTTGTCGTGGGGCGCGGAGCGGTCGGTGCTGCAGCCATACGGCTCGCCGGGTTCTCGCTGAAGGTCCCGGCAGGCGCGTCGCCGTTCACCGTGATGCTGCCGCCAACGTTGCCGCCGCTGTAGCTGTTGCCCACGCGGGTGACATCGTTCTCGATCAGGCCGCCGTCGGCAAACTGCTGTTCAGGCATCTCCGCCGTGAGCTGGGCTACCTCGGCGTCGGTCTGGCCGCCATCTTCCCCGTTCACAGGCGTGTGCGTCGTGTCCTTGAGCAACTTGAGCACAGCCGCGCCGATAGCCATGACTTGCTCGGGCGGAACTTCGAACTCGCCGTTCGACAGACGTACGGGCACGGTGCCCATTTTCTGCAGCGCGCTTTGGCCGATAGCCTTGGTGCTGTCTGCGGGCATGATGAACGTGCCGGGCTCGGCTTCAGTCTCAATGCTGTCGCTTGTGCCAGTACCTGGACCTCGTACCAACCCACCTTTGGCAAGGTACTGGGGTTGCTGCTTGTAGCCCATGGCCTCCATCCGAGGGATCATGGCTTGCAGTTGGGCGGCGCGGGGGTCGATTGCGGGCGCCGCAGCTACAGCCGGAGCAGCTGCTGGCGCGGCCTGGGGGTAGCCCATGGCGGCCATCTTGGGGACTAGGTCGCGTAGGCCAGCGAGCCCTCGGGCGCCGAAGCCTACTTGGCCGCCGTCGGCGAGGTGCTGTGGGTGTTGTGCTGCTTGCGCGAGCCCGCGCGCTGCCAGGGACTGGAAGCCTTGCATGGATGGCCTTTCGGATCAATGCAGGCAGTTTTCCCGTACGGAACGGGGTCGTCTAACCCTACTGGGGGCTGAGGTCAGGCAATAGGTCCGGGCATGGGGGCCAGCCCATGTCGCATCCATGCTTCATTACGCCCGCTTGTCTTCCGACCGAACTCGGCTTCGAACTTGGCCAAGGCTACCGAGGCCTTCCTGTCGTTGTGCAGGTCAGTGTCCTCACGGCTATGCGCACGGTAGAGCATCCAATCAACCAGCCCTGCGTGCAAGTCGGTCCGGATTTCTGGCTTGTCGGCGCCGTGGCGCAGCTGCTTCAAAGGCAAGCGTTGAACGGTTAAGCGAATTACACCAGCCTCCTGAGGCCTCGGCCAAAAGTGCAATGCGCCGCTAGTCATGCCCTCAACGAGGTGTGTCGGCTGGTCGCGGGTCGTGTCGTCCTGCCACCCAGGGTGAATGCAGTCCATTTCTTCTCCCGAAAGGACCGCTACGTGTTGCCCGTTCACTCGTGCGCGAACAACACGCACGATTTTCGAGTCAAGGGTCACATTTTCAGCATCCGCATCGAAGGCGACCGAGCACATGGGAGAAGCAGAGTCGCGCAGCAGATCGCCTCGACGGCAAGCCTCGTCCTGCGCCTCGTTAGCATAGAGCGTGAGGAGCTCGTCCTTGCAAAAAACATCGCTGTCGCTCCCGCTCAAAGAGCTTACTTGGTCCATCGATTGGGACCGGTACAGGACGATCAGCTCCGCGAGAGTCATTGACTAGTCCGATCAGGAGGCCAGCACGGCGCGCAGCCATGCGGAGCCGCGGGGATTGTCGTCCCGGTTGACGCTGAAGGGATAGCGCAAGCTCTTGGTTTGCTGGAGCATGTTCATACGCTCACCGAGCCTGTCATCAAGCTCCTGGTCATAGCCGGTTTCTTTGGCCCGAGCCAGGCGCTCAACATATTTGCGCTTCACCACGATAGGGACATCGCGGCGGAACATCTGTGTCACACCGTTAACCGCAACCTGAACGTACGGGGCCTCGTTTTCCTTGCCCCCCGAAAGCACGGTCACCATGACGGGTTCATTCATGAAGGCGTCGAGTTCCGCATCCTTGAGTGTCACGGGGTTCTGGATATCCTCAGCGGTGAACTGTGGAACCACGCCGAATTCCATCTTGTTTTCGGCACCCAGATACTCGTTGCTTGCTTCAAGTGCAGTCTTGCGGGTCATGTTCAGTGTTCTCCAATTGAGGGGCACCCCAGCGAGATGCTGGGGCGCGGGGGTGGCTTAACCGCGAGCTTCGTAGACGCAAGTCTTCGAGGCCAGGATCGCAGCCAGCGTGGCGTTTTGGAGCACGCGGAAGCCGCGCTCGTCGACAGTGATACCGCCGTTACCTCCGCTGGTCTCCAGCGTGCGCGTGCCTGCCGCGACTGTTTTCAAGCACGTGTTTGCATCCATGCCTTCGAACCACTCGATCTCAACGCGATCGGTGAGGTTCACCCAGCGCACGTAGCGTGGCTTGAAGCCCGTATCCACGCGAGTTGAGTCAGTGGCGACAATTGCTGTCGCGTCGTAAATCACCTTGCCTTGTGCGGCGCTGGGCGAGTCAGACTTGTCGGAGTTGGTGCGGGTCTGGCCCGCAGTGTTGTCGGCCATGATGGGCTCCTTGAATTTGGTGGTTAAAGTGCGGAGAGGGCCGAAGCCCTCACCTGCGCTGCCTTACAGCGACGAGACTCCGGCTTCTGCCACAGCCATCCAGCCCTCGTTGAGCATGGTGCAGGCCATGTAGAACTTGGCGCCCACGTAGCCACGTTGGCCCAGAGGGTCGCTCTTGTCTTTCTGGCCAGTCGGGATGTAGGTCGGGTCAATAGAATCAGCGCCGCGCAAAGCGTGCTGACCCCAGGCGTCCTCACCAACCATGATGAACGGGTACACGTCCACGTTCACGCCGCCAGCGCTGGAAAGACCAGTGGCACCCACGGCTGCGCCAGCGGCCAGGTACGGAGCCAGTTCTGGTGACGTCACGAACCGGAAGTTTTCGACGCTTCCGATCTCGTACGGGCTCACAGGCTTGCGAGTGCCGTACTCGGAGATGTGCTTGAACCCCGCCAGGTCGCGCACGTCAGCCTCGGCGTCGGTGTGAACGAACACGATGTAGGCGGCTTCCACCGGCTGGGTCGAAATGTCCACCGACGGCGCCAGGATGCCCGTGATGCGCTTGGCGTGGTTGGCCTGCAGGTTGCGGCTCACCTTACGCAGCAGATTAAGCGTGATCTTGGCGTTCACGCTTGCACGGGTCGATCCGCCACCGCCGTAGTACACGTTCGTGCACGCCTTCAGCACGCCGTAGCGGATCATTTCGCGCACTAGGGCGATGCGCTCGCCACAGTGCTTCTTCATCTCCGCTGGGACGTCGTCTTCGTAGGTGTCGGCGACTTGATCCGTCAGCTGGTACAAGCAACCGTACTGCTTCAGGGTCACGGTGATGTCCTGCGGAACGAGGGTGTCGGCCGATGGCGTGACACCTTCGGTCAGCTCGTGCGCTGCAGGATCAGCCGCGGGGCGATTGATCGTGTTGTAGTTGGTGGCCGCCGCACCGTAGGGCAGGTAACGGCGGTGCACGATGGTCTTGCCCATATTTTTTGCCATGCCGCGTTGCTGGCCGGTCATGCCCAGGACTTCGCATGGGACGGCGTGGGCGAGGATCTCACCCTTGAGTTTGCCGATACGAGCTGCGGGATTGGCGCTGGTGAACTGAGACATCTTCTACTCCTTCGGGCGCGCGTTCAGCGTTTGCCCATTTGTGCGTTGAAAGCGGCGCGAAATGCGTCGTCTTCGGTTGGCGCGGCCTGGGGACGTGGTGCGTTCCCTGACGGCGTCATCGCCCGTTCAAGGCGGCTGCGGCCGTGGGTCTGGCGCGACTCGCGCGCTGTGCTCCATGCGTCGAACTTGCCCACAACAGCGCTCAGCTCATCGGCCACCGTGGTGGTTTCGAAGGTGCTGCGCACGTCGTCGGGCTGTCCCGTCAGCCATACCTTGAAGTCGGGCGACGCGATCTTTTCGCGCCAGCCTTTGTGCATGCGGTCCATAACCGCCAGTTCAATCACCGTAGGGTCGGGCTCGGCCTGCGCTGGAACACCTGCATCCGTGGCCACGGTCTGCATGGGGTCCGCTGGTGGAGCTTCCTGGGATTGCTGGGGGACGGTTCCATGCGCTTTCACGTACGCGGCAAACTCGGGATAAAGCTGCTCAAACTGCAGAATCTCGGCAGGCACCTCGGCTGCAGGTTTAGCTGCGGCCTGGACCTGCTGGAAACGGCGGTTCAGATCGCCAATGCTGCCGTGGGCCTTGTCGAGCTGCTTTTTCAAGCTCTCCACATCTGCCGCATTCCCGAGCAGGCGGCGTAGCTCGCTGCGCTTGAGGCCATCGAGCAGCACTGGGTCTTCCTCGGCGGGAGGTTCGCCAGCGGGCTTCTCGCCCGCCGAGGTTCCGTCCCCGGGACTGCCTTGTGCTGCATCGCTGGCGTCTGGCGCTTGAGCCTGGGCTGCAGATTCGTTGCTGCCCTCGTTCGCGCCCCCGGCAATCACTTCATTGCCGGCCGCAACATCGTTCGATGCTGCAGTGGGCTCGGGAAGCTCTGCTCCGGTTGCGCTTGCGAAGGCTTGCTCGAAGGCTGCTTGCTCTTCTGCCTGTTCCTGCTCGCGTACGTTCATGCGTCATGCACTCCTGTTGTCGTGCCGAGGTCAGTAGCCACCAACGTCGGCGGTTGGCGCCGGGGCTGGTTTGACCAGCGCCAGCAGTTCTTTCCATGCAGCAATCCGCCCACGTGTTTCAGCAGTGCGGATCGCGTCCATTGACGGGCTGTCGTTCTTCTCTCGCAGCGTGGCGATCTGCGTTTGAGCGTGCTCACTCACAGCGCGCCACGTGGGGGAATTGATCTCGATGCCCTTCATGACCCGGAGTGTTCCGAGCCATGCCCTCCAGCGCGAACCCTACTGGGGGGCACTCACCGAACGCCGTCAGCTTCGGGCGTCTCAATGCCGTCTTGGAACCCCAGCGCAGGACTTGTCGGGGTGAGTGGGTCGGTGCTGGTAGCAACGGCAACCGGTTCTGGCTGGGTCATCGCAGCCTCTGCCAGCTGCGGGACAACCGTGCCGCCGTTCTGGTCCTCTACACCAACGGACTTCGCCAGTTCGTCGGCAAGCGGCGCCACACCAGGCACCGTCGCAAGCACCTGGGCGGTTTGCACGCCGCTGTACAGCGTCTTCATGTCCGTGCTGGATCTGTCCGACTCGACCTTGCGCGTCTCTGCGGCGACCTTGCTGGTCTGTGCATCCAGCAGTTTTGCCTTGTTCTCCGCAACTGGGTCTGGTGCCACCTGCTGGCGTTGTGCCTTCTGCTCTTCCGTGAGCTGGAAGTTCTTGGGGTCCAGACGCTGGCCCTTGCACAGCTCCGCGAAGACCTTGGCAGGGTCAACCTCGTAGGCCGGGTCCTTGGCCATCGCCACCATTTGCATGAGGAACTGCTGCTGGGCATCACGCTCGACCAGCGCGGAGGATGCACGCACTTCAATCTCGAAGTCGCCCTTGATGGTTTCGTCGTCGCTGTAAGCCATCATCCAGTCAAAGTACCGCTGGATGTGAGGGCGGGTCATGTAGTCGTCGAACCGCTTGGCCAGGCGGCGCAGCACGCTTGTCGCGTTGTTGTTCTGCATCTGCATGCCGCCCAAGGTGCTTGGTGCATCGCCGCGAATCCCCTGCAACATGGCGGGCATGCCGGTGGTGTCCTCGGCCATCTTCATGGCGAAGTTGATGATGTTCATCAGCTCGTTCTGAACACTGGGCACAACGAAGGCGTTGAAAGCGGCCCGCACGTCTTGCACGTCGGCAGCTGCCTCAGCCCGCCAAATCTTTCCCGGTCGCATTACGAAATTGCCATCTTGGGGTGTCACTCCGTTGCCCAAAACGATTTGCGGCGCGGCTGAAAGACCACTGTTGTCCATCATGGCCCGCGTCGCACCATTGAGCATGCGCTGCGCCGTCCGAATCTGGCGGGCGATGCCCACTCCCCAGGGCATGCCTGGACGCCGCTGCCAGGCCAGCACGTCATACGGGAACTGTCCGTCCTCTTGGGGGCTGAGCACCGCCTTCACCAGGCGGTCATTGATCATCACGGCCATGGTGGGCATGCGGTCTTCGTCGCCCTCATCCAGCTCGACGCCCAGGCGTGCCAAATACTCGCGGGCGGCGTGGCCATAGAAGATCCACATTTCAAACTCATCTTCGCTGGCGCGGTAGACCGCTTCGGTCCCTTCGCGGGTGCGGGCCGGTCCCTCGCGCAGGACGGCGATCAGTTCGCCCTGGTCATAGCTTTCGTCTGCCAGCATCTCCTTGATCTGACGGCGGCCGATGAACTCCCGCTCGAAGGTGTAGCTGCCGTTGTGAATGTTCTCGCCGCAGGATGGGTCGGGAAAGAAATTCCAGCAATCTATGCGCTTGGAGCCGGGTTTGATTTCGCTGACCTTGACGAGCTCGGTCATGCCGCTGGTCGGGTCCTTATGCGTCACACGAGCGGTGCGCTGAATCGGGAACGGGCCCTTTAGAACGCCTGTACCGATGCGAGCCGAGTCTTCGATCAGATGGCGTACCTCGCCGTGCCAGTTGCTCTCAACCAGCGGGTCCTCGATAGCTTTCTGCATGCCCTCGGAGGCCGCTCGGGCCTGTACCTGGCGTTGCTCAAGCTGAGCTTGTACCTCTGCGGGGTCACTCAAACCCATCGCGCTCGCCAGTTTGGTGATCTGGCTCTCCGACATACGCGGCAGTGGCGTCGGCTTGATCTCCCACGCCCGGTCATCCGTCGGCAACAGCATGTCCGCCACCCGTGCACTAGCGGCGTCCACGTATGGCCGCGTGATATTGAGGAACACAACCGAGCGAGACGGGCCTTGATCTTTCGTTGCTGAGCCGATCAACGTGGACTTGCGGCTGCGGTAGAGCTGATTGGCGTTCTGGAATGCCCTATTAGCATCATCAATGCCTTGGTAGTGTTCTTCATCCTCAGTCCACTCCTCTTCGATTCCGGATCCAGCTCGGCCAGCGATGGCTTCCCGGCGCTTGGTGAGAAGCGTCTGGACAAACTCAGCGCGCAGATCGAGCATCGGCTTGTCGACGGACTCGGCCTGGGGCATGCCGCCCCCTTGCATTACGGTGGCGTGCATTTCAGTACCCTACTTCTCTGTCCAAAGGAGCCCAGCCAGCAGGCGAAGCGGTCTGCACAGGGCGAACCTTGGCCTTGCGTTTCATCATCACGGCGTAGCGGGTGGCGGACAGCAGGTCGTCCATCACCTTCACAACCTTGCCGTCTTTGCGGTGGTACAAGCGAAACTCGCCAAACCATTCATCCAGGTTTGAGAAGACCTTGAATCGCCCGGTCTGCATCCTTTCGAGCATTTCCATCAACCCGGCCTCGACGCCGTTGGACCCATCCTCGAAGGTGGCACGGTCCCTGAGCATCAGCAATCCAGCCGACGCATACTGTTTTGCCAGTTGCTCGCCGCTGCCCTTGTCGTGCTGCAACCCGTCATGCGGCCAGGCGGTAGGCACCCACTCACCCCAAGGCTTGATCGTGGCCGCGTGCATCACAGGTGTTGCCTCGCGCATCCGGTGCGCCTTGTGCACATAGATGCAATCAGCATCACGGTCCCACGCTAGTTGAACTGCAGCCGTGGGGTGATCCCAGCCAAAGTCAATGCCGTTGATGCGCGGCCAATGCGCAGGCATGGCGAACGGCGTCACCTTGATAGCGTCTTCCTCCACAGGGAAAATCCGCCCGCTCCCTAGCGATGGAATACCCTTGGCCCGAGCTTCGCGTTCGTGCGGCGGCGAACTATCCCAAAGTTCGCGCTTTGTCTTTTCGTCCAGGTGTGGAACGTCGTTCCAGCCTGCGGTAACCAGATAGCGGGTGGCGGTTACTGCGGGCATCAGTGCACCGCCTTTTGGCCAATGTCCGGTTGCAGGAACATCATCACCGTCCCGGTGGTGCCTTCCAAGGGGGTGAAGGTGATGTAAACGATGCCGTCAGTGGTTGCCGTGCGGATCAGGCATTCGCTGTAGATTTCCAGCGGTGGCTCTTCGTCAAGCCATATGCCGTGCCGCTCGGTGCCCTCAAAACTCCCGCGCCCCTGTTGGTAGGACTTGAGCCCAAGTTCTGACCACCCGCCAGAAACGTGCTGAATCAGCACAGTGTCGGCCAGATCGGATACACCCTGCTTCCATGCAATCTTGCCGATGGAGTCGCCATAGATCAGGCCTGTGCCGTCGAAGTGCTTTTCTGGGCCAGCACCACGCACTGGGCCAAACAGCTTTCGCTGCACGATGTCGCGGGTCGTTTCGTTGGTCTTGCCAGCCGCCCAGAACTGCACAGGGTGCTCGAACCTGCGACCTGTCCACCAATTCGGGTAGCGCCCAGTCAGGTGCAGCGCTGTCTCATAGCCGCCCATGCCTTCCGTTTTCCCGACACGGTTGGCAGCCATTGCGCACCGCTCACGGTAGCCAGCGCCAGCCTTGAAGAACTCCATGTGCTTGGGGTAAAGCTCACGGCGCAGCTGCCCCGTCTCGGGGTACATCTCGTCGATCTTGCGGCGGGATAGCTCGCGGTCGATCTCTGCAAGCATGGCCTCGCGCAGCATTGGGTCGAGGCTAGCCCCCATTGCGCAGCTCCTCACGCATGCGCTTGAGTTCATCAGTTGCCATCTCGGCCAGGCTGCTCTCTGGTCTGTCGGTCTTGTCGTCCAACCCAAAAGCCCGGCGTTCTGCCAGCTGCAGCTTGTCGAAGGTGTCTGCGAGTTGCTTCACGCTGCCCACCCGGCTCGGCAGCGATAGCGCCTTCTGCACCACCGCCCGAATCCGCGCTTCATCAGCAGGCTCTGCGCCGCTTCCTGCTAACACCTGGGTTAGCAATTCCTGCTCCTCTGCTAGCAGTGCTGACCGGCTCAGCTCTTCCAAAAGGGCGGCGGCGACGTTCCTGGTGGCTGTGACGTCCTTTCGATGCCCCAAAATCACCTGTTTATTGACCTCCGCAGCAGCAAGCACTGTGGCGCTAGCGTTTTGCGCACCTTCGCTAGCAAGCTCGCTAACCAGCGACTCGGCCAGCTTTGCGTTGGTCGCCTGCTGAATGGCGCGGGAAAGGTCTTGGGTCCAGCCGTCTTTCTTCGCTTTGCGTGCAATCGAGCTGTTGAATGCACCATGCTTCTCTTCCAGCTCACGAAGGGTGAATTTCCCTGTGCGGTAGTCCCTTTCAACCGCTTCCCAGTCGGTGCGGCGCTTTGCAGGCGCGGCTGATTTTGCAGCCTTCTTCTTGGCTGCAGGCATTGTTGCGGTGGGTGGCGCTTTGTCTTGCGCGGTGGGTTTGACCATTCCCCGAGTGTTCCGGGGCGAAAGTTTTGGTGCGACCCCCACTGGGGGGGAATGAAAGGTGCGAAATTGGGCCGCAGTCGCGTTTCGGACCTTTTGACGAAACTAGAGCTGATCGCCGGGTTGTCTGGCGAGCCAGGAGTAGTAATGAACCGAATCGTTCGAAACCTCATCAACGGCAAACGCAGTTATGGCTGCGAGGAGATGGCAGAGGACCCGACCCTCTTGCCATCGATCATCGACGCGCACAAACAAGGATTGATTCAGCGACCCCGAATCTCCAGTCGCAGTAAATCACCTGCGACATACGGAACTCCAATTTGCGTGGTCATCATCGGCCTCACCCCTACTGGAGAGGCCACTAGTGCCCTGCGAGCTCTTAACGCTTGATTTGGTGAACTCCGCCGTTTGGGTTCGCAGGTGTAGCGCCTGAGGTGGGCGCGGCCCCTGGGGCGGTCGGAGCGATGGAGCTTCCGCTAGACCCCGTAGTTGGTGTCGCTCCGGTGGAACTGGGCGCACCGGGTGCGACGGGCTGCGCGCCAATCTGTGACGGAATCACGCTCGGCTGAGCGGTAATGGGTTGCTGGGCTGCGGGCTGGGCAGGCATACCCACACCTTGGCTGCCGCGGGCCCCGGCTGAGACGCCGGTTTGCACATTGGGCGAGACCCGCGGCGCCCCGACTGCTGCAGGCGCCTGAGTGGCTGTGGGCGGGGCTACTGGTGGCGCAGCGTGCGTTTCCGCGGGCGTCTGCGAAGTTGGTACCGTGGCCGTCTGGCTTGGAGTGGTCGACGGCTCTGTGAAAGTTGTCGTAGGCGGTGGAACACCTGGGACGACTTGGCGGGGAGCGCCGACGGTTTGTGCGGATGCGGCTGAAGCGGCGGTGGCGGCGCCGAAGAGTAGTGCGAGGGTAGTTTTACGCATGTTGGTCTCCTATGGATGGACCAACTTTCGTCTTGAGGACTGCTTGCGGCTGTAGTCCTTTTGCTCGGATCTAAGTACTGTCCTGATGTCAGCGCGCCTCGACACCGTATTGATGATCCTGGTCAAATCCGCCTTCCGCGAGCTTCTCCAAATTGGAAGGAGTGAGCGGTGGAAGTGCTACCTCTTTGAACAGCACTTCTCCCGGTCGTTTGCGATCCTCAAACAGTTCAGCTAGCCTGTCGTTTTGGTTCTGATAGCGCTGAATGTGAAGACTTGTGTAGGCGCGAAACATCGCGTCGCGGCTTTCGGGTCCTAAGTACATACAGTTTCTTTCCCACCAATTCTGACTTTCTTGGACTATTGGCCAGCACTCGTCCCAGTGAGTTGGGTCCGCCCTGAGAATTTTGCGCCAGAGCACAAAAGCTTCTTGGTGAGCCTGCAACCGTCGCTCGCCAGCGAGGATTTGTAATTGGTGGCTCAGCTTGAGGCGTTCAATGATCTCTTCATGCTGCCGTTTGACACCCTCCACCTTGTCGGTGACCTTCGCGATGTCTTCTTTGGTGGCGAGGTTTTTGCCTTTCTCGCCCAGATAGCTGCCAAAGAATGCTGCGACAACTGCGCTCAGGATAAGCAACACGTAAACCCACCAACTCGGCCCTCCAGCTGCGTCAGTGATGCCTTTGGCCATCGCGTGTATTTGGTCCGGCGACATGGTTGATGCCCTCAGTTTGTTCTGCTAGATGCTATCAAAGCCATTCTTCGGTGCTCACGCCGCACCCTTGAGTAGATCCAGCTGCGCCTCGTTCTTCGGCTGCTTCAGCGCCGCGACGGTCCGCTCCAGCTCACGGATCCGATCGTTCAACTCTATCGTACGGATAAGGGCCTTGTTGCTTGCCTCGATGTCTTCAAATGTGCGAGCAAAGCCGGTGAACAACAAGCCATGGCGCCGGGCCTCAGGCGGCGTCAAGACCAAGTAGTCGTCGCCAATTTCGAATTTGACGCGGCCATCCGGCAACGCCGTGACGCTTTGGGCGCGCTCGGGTGGGTAAAGAGGCACAACTTTGATCAGCCCTTTGCCCACTTTGAACACCTTGCCCGCGGTCTCCAGGCGCTTGATGTGATCGTCGATCAGGTCGTAGGACAGGCCGGTGATATCGCGCAGCACCTGGCGGGTGATGTCGCGCTCGTCGTTCGTAAGCCCAATGATGGTTTCCCAGATGATCTGCCCCGTCGTGGCTTTCTCTTCATGCGGAGCGGTAGTACGGACGTCGTTCTGAATCATTGGCGCTCCTTTAGTTGGTTTCCAAAATGCAGCCACCCTTGACCACAGTCTTAGGCCCGCGCTGCCGGACGATTCGGGCCACGTTGGCGTCGGTGTGTGCGCACGCGGCCTTGAAATCCTTGTGGGTGATCTCCCTCAATAAATCCCCATAAACCTGCGCCACCTCGCGGATGGTTGCCAGCTCGTCAGCCTTGAATGCTCGCGCGCCGGTCTTTTGCTGGCGGTCCAGGGCGGAGACAAATGCCTCCTGCGCCTGGTTGATGAAACCGCCGTCGCTCACCCGCTTGATGTGCAGCATCGATTCAATGCGGTTCAACGCGAAGAAAAGCTTGTTCCACACCTCTAGCGGGTCCCAATTTCCTTTGCTCAGTTCATCAACGGCCACGATCAGGGGCGTCATTTGCTCGTTCCACTCCGCCACGGAGAGGTTGGACGCTTGAAACTTCGCGTGCTCAATCGGGTTAATCAAGGCCCAGTGCTTGCGCTTGCATTGCTTCTTCATTGCGCTGCCTTCACGAAAGGGTTATGGCTGTGCATCTGAGCTGCCGCCGCCAAATAGGCCTCGGAAGCTTCCTGCGGCGTGGTGAAGTAACCCAAATGCTTTCGGCGCCCGCCAACCTTGATGTATGCCTTCCATCTCCCGGTGGGCACATTCAAACTAACCCCGCGATACCCTGAGGTGCTGTTTTTCTGCAGCCCAGTGTTTTGCAGGTTCTGGGATGGAGTTACCACCCGCAGGTTGGTGATGCGGTTGTCCTTTTTGTCGCGGTTGATGTGGTCCAGGTGCCCCTGCGGCCATGCGCCATAGAAGTGCAGCCACGCGAGCCGATGCGCAAGTCTCGGTGCGCCACGGAACTGGATTGCCACATAGCCCTGGCAATGCGTGCCGCCTGCAACCGACCCAGCGGGTACACCACCACGCATAACGCGCCATTTGAAGATCCCTGTTTCGGGGTCATAGTCGAGCAACCCACGGACTTCGTCTGCGGCGCTATCGTTCGTGGGCATGCTTTGATCTCCTTGCGTTTTCATTTCGTCTTCCTCATGCGGCGCAGGCGCCTACCCATGACCGCCTTGAAGCGGTACAGGTACTCCCTGTTGTATTTCTGTGACTTGGGCTGGTTATCCAGCCACTCCACGCGGTCCGCTCCAATCTTTTGAGCAAGCCGCGGGCGGTACTCGGCGATGTTTCCGGCCTTGTGGGTGTTGCACTGGGCACAGGACTTGTGGATGTTCCAAAGATGGAACTGCAGTGAGGAACAGCCGCCGTGCGACCGGTAGTGCGATCCATGCCATTGCCCGTCGTAGTTCGGCCCCATGTGGCAGGAGATGCAGCCGTCATTCCGATCACGGATGCGGGCGATCTCTTGGACGATCTTGCGGCAGTCGGCTTCCAGCTCGGAGACCTTTTTCATGGCCTCTTTGCGGCGGCGATCTTCCGCTTTCTCCACCTTTGCGGCGGCACGGGCCTGCTTTTCGGCCTTGCGCTTTGCCTTGGCTTCTTCGGCTTCCGCATAGGCGTCAATGCAGTAAGGATGGATGCGGACGCCCTGCTCCATCTTTCCTTTGCAATGGGGGCAGCGTGTGCGGCGGAAAGTCATTGCTGTGCCCCAACGCAGCGGTACTGTGGAATCATGAGCATCGTCTTTCCGGTCGCCATGGGGAGGAAGTGCGAGAACACGTGCTTTCCACCCATTTCTTCACAGGTAGGGCCACATCCCGAGAGAGCGGCGGCAACAACGGCAGCGATTAACAGCCGCGCCCTCTTGAGCCCGCATACGTTGCTGCAGACCTTCTCGTCCTCGCGCTCGGGGACAAAGAGACGGGGGCATACCTCGCAGGGTTTGGCCTTTGGGTTTTTGTAGGCCAGCATTAAGGCGCCTTCCGCAGGAAGACCCACGCAGCGCGCAGATCGGCCGACCGGTTGCGGGTGTACGTTCTGGTCCAACGCAAGGCTTGGCGGTTCAACACCCAAGCATTGCGCAGAAAATTGCCAGCGGCAAAGATTGGCAACAGGAGCCACAGCAGCACCAGAGCGCAGAGGCGCAAATGAGTGGCTAGCTTCATTGCCACCCCTCCGGCGCAGGCATGTAGATGCCCCGCTCTGCCGCCCAGGCCATGACGAATTCCGACAGCTCCGCGCATTCGGCCTTGCTGAGCTGACTGGTCTTGCGAAAAACGATGTCCACGCCGTTGCCGTCCAACGCTGGCAGCATCTCAATAGGCTCGCCACGTGCGCGCAGCCATGCGGCAGTGAGCAGGCGCTTCCACGTGTCCACGTCGCGCTTTGCCCCGGCCCACTCCACTTGCTTTGCAATCTCGGACAGGCAGGCGTGCAAAAGGCGGTTCTGCGCATCGCTGCGCTTCTCCGGGCGGATCTCCAGGGTCAGGCGCTGATCGCCAGCCATCAACCAGCCTTTAGCGTGGTGCCAGGCGGTCATGATCGCCTTGTGTGCCTGTACTGGCTCCCACAGGCTGAGGGTGATGCGCTCAGCCATGGCGCCTCCCCTCTTGCGCGTCGATTTCCTCGATTGCTCGCTGCAGATAGATCGCTTGGTCTAGCGCTTCTTCCTTTGCGTGAACAAGCCACTCGCGCAGGCTCAGGCGGTTCTCAGCAACAGTGGTGCCGTACTTGGCAATGCCCATTTGCTGGCGGGCTGCGATCTCTACGCAGATGCGGGCTTCTGTGCCCTCGGGCATGAATACGCCGATGGTCATGCCCCTACCCCCCATTGCGTTGCTGTTGCTTCAACAATTCGATGCGCCGGAGCACATCGGCCTTGATGCCCTCGAATAGAGGGGCTTGGTCCAACTCGTTGAGCCGCTGCCATATGTAGGCCTTCCATGCGGGTTGCAGGGCTAGGTTGGTGAGGTGTGCGGCTTGGTGTTCGTACTCGCTGCATGTCACAGCTCCCCCAATGCAAGTTGCTCTACGGTGTGGGGCTGCGGCTCAAATAGCTGACCCTGTGCGTGGGCTTGCTCAATGCGGCGGCAGGCAATCTCAAAGGCAGCCGGGTCGACCTCGCAGCCGATGAACTTGCGCCCAGTCCGCATGCAAGCCACGCCTGTGGTCCCGGCGCCCATGTGGGTGTCCAGCACTGTTTGACCAGGGCGGGAGTAGTCGGAGACAAGGGCCTCCATCAACAGGGTGGGCTTTCCGCCCATGCGGGCCTTGTCGTTCCAGCCAGGCCCCGCGATGTACCCACCCGGCAGGGTGCCCCACTTCATTTGAGCTTTGGTACGGGCCACCACGATCCAATCCGTCCAGGAGGAAGGGCCGTCACCGCTCAGACGAACGCTACGACCAGCTTGGTAGAAGGGAAGCGGAGCGAACGCGTAACGCCCGAGTTCTTCCAATGCCGTCCGCACGGCTAGAGCAAGATCGCTGTCCGTCATCCAAACGACCCACCCATCGCAGCAGGCCACATATGCCTCTGCAAGTCGCGCTACATCCTCGCCGGTTAGCGCCCCGTAACCCAACCCTGAACGAATTGCCCCGTCCTTTGCCTTGGCGGCGCCGGAATCGTGCCCCGTGTGGCAGCGGGCACTGTAGGGCGGGTCGGTAATCACCGCATCCACCTTGCCCAGTGCGGGCAGGATTTCCATGCAATCGCCCAGATACAGCGTGGCGTTGCCGATCACTTCTTTGCGGGTGTAGGTCATCACATCTCCCCCAAGATGCGCAGCGCTGCGCGAATGGCCTTGGGTGATTGGGCAAACCCATCGCGGACGTCGTCCAGTACCGCGTGTGCCCAGGCTTGCTCTTTGGTGAGGTTGTCGCGGAGGGTCATGCGGCACTCCTTGGAGCTTCAATCGCGGCCGCGATGGCATTACCCAGCGATTGGATGGGCGCGAAGCTGATCGACGTTTTGCCAGCGCCCCCACCCTGGAAGACCAGCTTTGCTCGCTCCGCATCGCCAATCAGCGCAGGGCGCGGCAGTTTCAAGCCTGCTTTTTCGTATTCGCTGTCCGGGCTGCGGTCGCCACCCAGTCGGCGCGGATAGTCAAACTGCCCGCGCTCCGCGTAGGCGCGGTAGGACTGCATGAAGCGGTGCTGCAGATGGCTCAACTCCTTCATTTCCGTGCGGCACATCTTTGGCCAGCCGCCCATGTCGTCCGCTGCGGCATGGATGGCAGGGTCATCAAAGACAACATCGGTATAGGCACCCACGGAGGACATTGCCTCCAGCACCTTCCCCCATGCGAGCGAGGCGCGGTCAGTCGTCGTTCCTTGCAGGATCCGGGCAAGGTCAGCCACCTTGGGGGCAAACTGTCCCCGCTCGGCGTCGGTGCAATGCTTTTGGATGGCTGCGCGCACTTGCTCGAAGGCAAAGGGCTTGCAGGTGTTCCACCAAAGATCCAGCACGAATCGGCTGGCGTCCTGGCGGTAGTAGGCGAGCACATCCGTGATGAGCTGCGCAAAGTCGTTGCGGTCGGCTTCGGTCATACGTAGTTCCCAATCCCTGCAGCCCAGCTCGAAGCCACGCCGCGATTGCGCTGCTCAAGCGCCTCTTGCTTGTTGATAGCGGGCCCGCCACCGGCCTTTTGTGCGTCGGGCTTGAACAACCCTTGCCACCCGCCGATGGCTGCGTTTTCCAGCGCGGCAGCGTGGTCTATGCCCTCAGATCGCCACGCTGTCAGCTTGTCAACAGCAAGTTGCTTTTGCTTGTCGGTGGCGTTGCGGCGTTTGCTGCATGAATGCCATGCATCCCAGTGCTCTCGATTGATCCATTCAGGCACGGGGAAGGGGGCGGCACGCTTGCGTGGCGCGGGCTTCTCCCCTTTGTCTTCTTCTTTCTCTTCTCTTCTCTTCTCTTCTCTAGGTAACGCATCGCTAACGATGGGAGCGTTACCTTTACCGTTACTTTTGTGTGTTGCGACCCGTTTTGCCGTCAAAGCACGGTCTTTTGCGGTCTTGCCGTTGTGCCGATCGAAGTTTGGAAGGGTCAGGCCATGGTCATCAATGACCAACCAACCCACGCTTGCCATTGCTTGGCACAAACCGCTAACGCCCAACAAACGATCGAGTAACGCTGCAGTAACGCTCGGAGCGTTACCGTTTACGGTCTGCTGGTCGAACCAGCGCCAGACACGCATGAGTTTTCCCACCGTCAGGTCTGGGTCGTCCCAGCCCATGGCGATGGTGATAGCCAACACCTCCGGCTTTTCCGGGGTGTTAGCTTCAAACTTGAGCCATTCACCGGCCATGAGCTAGCAGCCCTTGGGCGCAATGCGCGCGCGAACAGGGGTGAAAATCGCCGCCTCCACACTCCACCCCAGCTTATCGATTCGGCGTGCAATGGTGCATGCCAGCTTGCCCGTTTGTTCGGCCCACTGGCACAGCGTCATGCTTTGTCCGTTAACCGACAAAATGCGATTCGACGACTTATTGTTGTGCTGCTCCTTCATGGTTTCCCAGCGGCAGTTTTCCTTGCTGTAGCCACGGTCGTTGTCGATTCGACCCAGTGTCATGCCAGGCTGAACTTCTCCCATGTCGGCAAGGAATGCCGCGAAGTCGGTGCGCCATGTTTCACACACAGTGATCCCGCGACCCCCGTACCGTGGAAATGACTTGTGCTTTGGGTAGTGGCAGCGCTGCACCATGCTGTACCAGACAACATAGGTTTTATTTCCTGGGTGTGCGTGGCCGTGCCTAGGCTTGAAGTGCCCCCTTACTGCGAGCCTCCCTGCGGCGGCCTTGATAGCCGAATTGGCTAGAGCGTTGGTTTGTGTCATGATTCGCCTTAATTCGAGAAACCCGCCGAGGCCTGCCAGCCGATGACAGCGGGTTTTTTCATGCCTGCAGTTCTGGTCGCAGGCTTCACCGTTGCTCTTGGTTGTCAGACTGGTCTGACATAGGGATGAGAGCGAGGCCTTCGACTTCGTCCTCGTTGACTGCGATGCTTGAATGGGGTGTTGTGCGCTCGGCTTTTCCAGCGGTCAAAGAAAGACCGCCGAAGTGCGGGGGCTGGTTGAGCGGACGGCGGGGGTTCCACAACGTGCTCATGCGGCAACCCTCCCCGCCAGCAGCTGGCGCATCAACCGGTTCTCAGCCTCTGCAGCCTGGGCGCGCATCTCGGCCTGTTCGGCACGGCGCTCGGCTTCGGTTTTGATCATCACCAGCGTGCAGCCCACTTGGTACGCAGCCCACTCGGGATAGATCGTGTTGCCCACCAGCTCGCAGAACTGCGAAACCAAGTCGGCTTGAAGCGTGGCCTTGCCCTTCTTGATGTTGGAGAAGTACCCGGCATCAATCGACAGCGCGAGGTAGATCTCCTTGTCTTCCAGACCGGAGACACTGCAGGCCAGCGTGAAGGCGGCTGCGGCGGTCTTCTGTGCTCGGATCATTTCCAGGGGCACAGCGGCGCGCTGAGGTGCGCGGGCAAGGGCCAATTCGTGCTGGTCTTCAAGCGAGGTCATGATGTTTGAACCGGGTTGAGTACCCTGTCAGGGCAAAAAAAAGCAACCATCTGGGCCATGCAAAACAAGACACAGATGGAAGTTCATGGGTTAGGCCGTGGTGGGCTGCTTGACCTTGCGGGGCGGAACCCAAGCGAAGGTTGGGCACAGCCGGGTGCGAGCGATGCCGGACAGCGCTTCAAAGGCTGCGGCGTGTTTCGCGGGAATGAAGCCCTGGCGTTTCCAGTCGTTCACCGTCTGGCGGGAGACCCCCAATGACGATGCAACAGCAGCTTGCTTTCCCCGGATTTCAAGAAATGCGGTCAGTTCAGGGTTATCCATGCACCGAGTATGGCTCAACCGGACAGCATGAGTCAAGTTCAGCCGTACCAATAGTTTGGCATGAGGCGGGCAGTCTTTATGCTCAAACGATGGATAAATCAGCCAGCTTTGGATTTGGCGCCAGGCTCAAGCAGGCCCGCACCGACGCGAAACTCAGCGGCGTGGAGTTGGGCCGTGGTGCGGGTGACCGTCCAGGCAAAGACGCATCGAAGCAATCGGTGGCTGACTGGGAGGCAGAGCGCCACTACCCGAAGGCCGACCAGCTGCGCCTCATATGCCTCAAGCTCAACATCAGCGCTGACTTTCTGATCTTTGGCGACATAAAGAAGGACGCAGAGCTGGCCAAGGCCGCGAGCGTGGTGCAGGCCCTGTCCGAAGATCAACGGCGCAAACTGCTCTCCATGATGATGGGACCCGCCGTGCCCGATGGCGATGTGGCGAAGCATTTGCCGCCAGCGCCGCAACCAGTCAACAAGAAGGGGAAAGTGAAATGAAAAGAGTGATTGCCGCCGCCTGCCTGGCATTGACTGGCGCCGCCTGGGCGAATGGACCGTATGACGGCCTCTACCAAACCGTGACAGACCAGAAGTCGTTTCTGATGGTTCAGCAGAATGGGCCGCAGGTGCTGGTGACCAACTATTTCGCCATCCCCACGACTGGCGGGGTCGCGTTCTACTACGGCAACGTCACAGTGAAGCCGAGCGAGGTCCTCATATGGAACGCATTCATGGGGCAGCTGCAAGGCAACAAGGCCATCATCACCGGCTTGATGGTGAACATGATGTGCGACACCGCATTTGAAGTCACTTTCAACGGCCCCGCACTCTCCGCCAAGCTCCTGCAAGCGGTGCAGACAAAGGAAGGCGCAGCGCAGGGCGTGCCTTGCGGCTCGCTGTTGCCAGTTGGGACCACCATCACAGCGAACAGAGTGTTCTAAAGATCATAGAAATGCGCAAAGCCTTCATAACGCATAGTTCTATGAGCATTTAGACAACTGCCATAAACCCACACAACCGCCCACTGAGGCGGTTTTTTGTTGCACGCGTGGTCTATATGCGGAAATGTCCGGATGAGCCGGACTTGTAATGACAACAAATTCTATGCAAATAGTCCGGTTCAGCTTGACCTTATGTGTCCGGTTGAGCCATACTTCACCCATCGACGCAGCAATGCCGAGATGGCGAACGGCCCGCAATACGGTCGGTCTGAGGCGATGCCCGCAAGGGAGCAAGTCAGGCACTGTTTAGCAGTGCACCGGGTCTGCCGGTAGAGAGTAGACGGAGCCCTGCTGACGCGGGGCGAATCTCAAAGCGCCTTGATCCGCAGGGCGCTTCGACATTCAACAGGAGATAGGCATGGCTAAGTTTTCATACGTGAATAACACCTGCGCAGACGTCACGGTTGCGCACCCCGCAATCATGTTGGCAATCGCAAACGGTGGCGTGTTTGGCGAGGATTTTGCGGACGTTTTCAAACTCACCAAAACGCCCGATGGCTCGGACGCTGAATACGCGCTCAGCTTCTTCTAACCCCTCCCCGCCCCACCTACCGGGGCTACAGGAGAGTGCTTTGATGGGCGGTAGCACAAAGTAAATGCCGAGGAATCGGCGCCCGGCAGGGTTGATCGTGCAGATGCCTATGTTGCAGAAGATGCAGGTTTGAGTCCTGCCCGCCCTTCAAAGCATTTCCCCCTATCCAAAAAACAAGGAGAGCAGCATGAACTTTCGCATTCACTACACATTGCCAGACGGCAGCGATGACAGCACCGTGGTTTCTGGAGAGACGATTGAAGAAATCCAGGCGGCAGCGCAAGCAGCAGTAGCCGAACGTTGCGGATCAGATCCTTGGTCTGAACCGGTTACCTAGCCACCTTCATCCCCCCTCCCGCTCATGCGGGCACAACACGGCCACCTACAGGGTGGCTTTTTTGCGAGCTAACCATATGAGCTTCAAAGCGAAAGATGACCTGAGCGTAGAGCAAGTGCTGAGCGAGATCTCCTACGACCCGGAAACCGGGATTCTCCGGAAGCTCAAGGGCTCGCAACCGTACTGCAAGCCGCCCGGCGGTTATTTCTACGTTGAGCTTTGTCGTGGCAGCTATCTGACGCACCGACTGGCGTGGTTGATCTTCTACGGTAGATGGCCTGTAGGCCACGTAGACCACATCAATGGCGACCCAGGTGACAACCGGATAGCCAACCTCCGGGAGGTTTCTCAGACCCTCAACATGCAGAACCAACGGCGCGCCCACAGGGACAGCGCGTCAGGAGTACTTGGCGTGCATTGGGACAAGAAAAAGAGGCGATGGAAGGCGCAGATATCCCTCACGGTTGATGGCGTCCTTAAGACCTCAACCATCGGCCGCTTCGATACAAAAGAAGAAGCACATGCAGCTTACGTAGCACGAAAGCGCCAGATTCATCCTGGCTGCACCCTTTAACACGGCCCCTCAGTGGGCCGTTCTTCATGGAGACAGCAATGGACCCACTCCCCCCCGAGCTCATGGCGCAGATAGCCGAGCGCGACCAAGCCGAAGCAGCAGATTGCTCCGCAAGCCGGGTGATTGCTGTCATCCGGGCACAGCAACCTTTTGCGATCACACCAGAGTGGTTTGCGCAGATTGCCGCAGCACTGTCCGAGAGGGCAAAGGCTCTGCGTGAAGAACCGCGCGAGATTGCGCAGAACTATTTGGATGACCTGGTTGATGACATGAGGGGATGTGTATGAACAAGCAAGAACTGACGCCGTGGTTTGTGAATGGCGAGAAGCCGGTGCGCAAGGGTGTTTACAAGGTCAGAACCGGCGGCGGCGATGGTTTCGCCTATTGGGATGGGCAGCGATGGGGATGGCGCACCCCTTACATCCGCTTGGCGGATACCTGGCGCGATACGACAGGTGCCACACAGGGCGCTGGCAAGCACTGGCGCGGCCTAGCCCACCCACCAAAGGCCAAGCCATGACACAAGACGAACAACGCGCCCTTGCAGCAAAGCGAAGCATGGAAGCGCAGGAGCGGGCGAAGCGGGAGAACGAGTTGAATGAGTTGAATGAGTTTGAGCGCTGGCGTGCAAAGGCCGATCAACTTAAGAGGTGCGTGGACATGGCGCCAAGCCATCTTGAGCGCCTGTTCTACCAAAAACATTTGTCCGCGCACCTTCGGTCCGCAATCGCCAAAGCAACCGGAGACACCCCATGACCCACCACCCGAACTGGTTTACCGGCCTTGTACTAAGCACCGTTATCGGTGCTTTTTGCTTTCTGAGCGATCAGGACTACCGCGATGATTTTGGCAGGGCTGACAACCTGCAAGCCATCCAGCAAGAGGAATCTGCAAAGGCCTCGCGCGAGTTTGCTGGGCAGGCTGTGTGCGGTCCTGCTGCTCTGGCGCAGTGGACAGACGACAAGACATTGACCTGCACGCCACGGCGGGGACGTGCTTACACAGTAGCGGAGGTGAAGTGATGACAGCACGACACACGCCCGGCCCCTGGTCGATTGGCGACGAGAACAACGCTTGCTGCGACGTCCTGCTTGGCACGGAGCACAACCTCACCTGCAGCATGGATCGTCGAGACAACAACACCTTCGCCGAAGTGATTTCGCGCGAGGAAATGCTGGCAAACGCCCATCTGATCGCAGCAGCGCCTGATTTGCTGGAGGCCTGCCAGAAGCTGGTCGACTGGGATGAGCGGGAGAAGGATCACGCGATTGGCTTCATGGAGCGCATCTTCCTGTGCGCCGAAGCTTTTGAATTGATGAACGCAGCTATCGCCAAAGCAACCGGGGAGCCATCCCCATGACCGAACCCACAGACATAGACCTGTCACCAGTAGAGAGCCTGCTGTTTTGGATTGTCCTGCTACTGACCTTGTTTGGAGTGACGGGGTTTTGTGCGGGGCTGCTTTACCCGTTTATTTGAAAGATCAACATGAGCAACGCTTTAGCAACGCTGACACAGAAACTTGCCACAACCCTGGACATGGGCGACGGCGCAGGGCTGATGGACACACTCAAGGCCACGGCTTTCAAAGGGCCGGTAACCGACGCCCAGATGACCGCCTTGATGGTGGTCGCAAACCAGTACGGCCTGAACCCCTGGACGAAGGAAATCTACGCATTCCCTGACCGCAGCAATGGCATCGTGCCGGTCGTCGGGGTGGACGGCTGGAGCCGGATCATCAACAACCACCCGCAGTTCGACGGGATGGATTTTCAGCAGGACGACGAATCCTGCACCTGCATCGTGTACCGCAAGGACCGCAGCCACCCCATCAAAGTGACGGAGTACATGGTTGAGTGCCGCCGCGATGGCGTAGGCCCTTGGAAATCGCACCCGCGCCGGATGCTGCGCCACAAGGCAATGATTCAGTGCGCGCGGCTTGCCTTCGGGTACTCCGGAATCTTCGACCAAGACGAAGCCGAGCGAATCGTTGAGAGCAAGCTGGGCATTGTGGTGTCAGAGCCTGCCGAGGTCATCGACCCGCAGCCGTTCATTGAACTTGCTCTTGCGGCTACCACCGATGCCGAGGCGCTGGCAATCTGGAAGGAGCACAACGGCAAGCTGGTCAAGCAGCCGGACGACCACGCCAAGTTCAAGAAGGCCGTCGCGGATCACCGCACTGCGCTTAAAAACGCTACCGCAACCGATGCAGAGGTGAAGCATGAAACTCATCACGGCTGAACAGCGGTCCCCAGAGTGGTTTGCTGCAAGACTGGGCAAGGCGACTGCCAGCAACTTCGGGAACATCCTTGCGGCGAAGACAACCGCTGCATACCGCAACTACCGGGTGCGCCTGGCGTTGGAGCGAATCACCGGAAAACAGGAGGACGTTTTCCAGAACGATGCCATGAAGCAAGGCACCGAACGCGAGCCACTCGCCCGAATTGCCTACGAGGCCCTGACCGGCAACTTGGTTGAAGAAGTCGGGTTCTGCGTGCACGACACGCTGGAATGCGGCGCCTCGCCTGATGGGCTGATTGACGAGGTGCGCGGGCTGGAGATCAAGTGCCCCACTCCCGGCAAGCATTGCGAGTATCTGCGCGCGAAAGCAGAGCCTCCAGAGTACACGCCACAGATCCAAGGCTGCATGTGGATCACTGGGCGCACCGAGTGGGACTTCGTGTCTTTCTGCCCAGAGTTTCCAGAGAACGCCCAATTGATCGTTCGCACCATCCCTCGCGATGGCGCGTACATAGAAAAGCTCGCCGCCGCAGTCGAGGTCTTCATGACCGAAGTTGCAGCAGAGGTCGAGGCAATCCGCAGCTTCAGGAACGCTGCTTAACCAACACCCGCCGGGCAGGCTGGCGGGAATTTTAGAAAGGCCGATATGGCATCCGTAAACAAAGTCATCGTAGTCGGTCACTTGGGCCGCGACCCCGAAATCAGAACGTTCCCCAGTGGGGACCAAGTGGCAAACGTCACCGTCGCCACCACAGATAAGTGGAAGGACAAGCAGTCTGGCGAAATGAAAGAGGCCACCGAGTGGCACCGCATCGTGTTCAACGGGCGGCTGGCAGAGATTGCAGGGCAGTACCTGCGCAAGGGCTCGCAGATCTACGTCGAGGGCTCGCTGCGCACGCGCAAGTGGACGGATCAGGCAGGGGTTGAGAAGTACAGCACGGAGATCCGGGCCGATCAGATGCAGATGCTGGGCGGCAGGCAAGGCGGCGATCAAGGTGACGACAGCGGGCAATCGCGTGCACCAGCTTCGGCGCCACGACCTCAGCAGCGCAATGCCCCATCGGTAGCCCCACGCGCCGCTAACGGCTTTGACGACATGGATGACGACATTCCGTTCTGACGCCCTCCTAACCACCCCACACCAGCCCGCACCTAGCGGGCTTTTTTACGCCATGACCACTCTGCAATTTCTGTTGGGCAAGTGCAAAGAGGATGCTGATTGCCTGATTTGGCAAGGCTCCCTCAGCAAGTCATCCGGGCACCCCAAATACAACGACAAGGCGGCTAGAAGGCTTGTCTATGAGCTGGCGAAAGGACGCATCCCGGCTGGCCACTACGTGACGGTGACATGCGATTGCGCTGCCTGCCTGAGCCCTGAGCACCTGCGGCTGACCACCAAGGCGGAGATAACAGCCAAGGTGCACAGCTGCCCCACCGTCAAAGCAAAGAAAGTCATCTCCTGCGCGAAGGCCAGCCGCAAAACAGGGAAGCTGACTATGGAGAAGGCCCGGGAAATCAGAGCCTCAAACCAGACCTGCGACGACCTGGCCCTTGTGTACGGCGTGGATCGGACGCTGATTAGCAGGGTCCGCACAAACAAGGCGTGGCGCGAGACAACCGCTGCGTGGCATCAAGGGCTTGGTGCCCGCTAACCCACATGGAGGCCGTATGGCAGACGAAATGAATGGAGAGCGCGTCATCCTCAAGCTGCGCGATGTGTTGGACGAGGCGCGAAGCTACATCGGTGCGCCGACGTTCAGCCCCTCAATGGACGCAGAGGCAGCCAGCGCAGTCGAGCAAGCCGACCAGTATCTGGCTGGCCGCGCATCTCTCGCAGCAAATGCGGGGAGTGAGCCTGTGGCTTGGGCGCTCACCGAGCAACTGACGAAGCGCGAAACCACGACGCGCGGATACCTGTGGTTCTCTGACCCGGTCAACTGCATGTGGACGCCCCTCTACACCCACCCCTCTCCCCCAGAGGGAATGGCAGTGACCGACGCAATGATCGACGCGGGCAAGAAGATGCTGCACAACAGCAATGGACGCGGCGCGCGCGAGAAGGTAGAGCGCATCTTCAACGCGATGATCGCCGCTGCCCCACCCCTCGCATCTGAGGCAAAGGGGGCGACATGATCCACTACCACGGGCTCCCAATCACTCCTGACACCTGCGCAGTGGCAGCTGTCGGCGGTGGCCATGCCTTTGTGAGCTTCCCGAACCGCGAACAATTGGGCGTTGCCGTGTCGGTGTGCCAATCCCTGGCCATCGACAACGGCGCATTCCCGGCATGGCGCGCAGGAAACCCCGTGCAGGACTGGCGCCCGTTCTACGAGTGGGCCGGGCAGTGCAAATTGCTGCCTATGTGTGACTTTGCCGTGATCCCTGATGTGATCGACGGCGGCGAGGCCGACAACGATGCGTTGCTGGCTGAGTGGCCCCTGCCGAAGTGGTTCGGGGCGCCTGTCTGGCACATGCACGAAAGCCTCGCACGCCTAGAGCGGCTGGCATCCACTTACCCGCGCATCTGCATCGGCAGCTCAGGCGAGTTCGCAACGGTCGGAACCACCGCATGGTGGGGTCAGATGGCCCGTGCTCTGCGCGTGGTTTGCGACGACGAAGGACGCCCCATGTGCAGGATGCACGGCCTGCGAATGCTGAATCCTGAAATCTTCGCCCGCCTGCCCCTATCGAGCGCCGACAGCACAAACATCGGACGAAACATCGGAATCGACCAAGCGTGGCGCGGCACCTACACGCCGCCCACCAAGGAAGCGCGCGCCCAGGTGATGCGCTCCCGCATCGAATCCCAGAATGCCCCGGCCCGGTGGTCGTTCGCCATACCGGACGAAGACCCAATCATTCAAGGGAGTTTGCTTTGAACACCTACCGCTACACGTTCGCCGCTGCGTGCCCAGGCAATGGCGAGCAGATCATCTACAGCCTGGAACTGCGGAACAAAGACATGGTGCGCGTGGAGCACATCAAGACGGCCTGTGCACTGCACCGCGAGGGTTTTCAGGAAGTGATCGCCCAAGACCTGCATGCCCGCTTCGGTGGCGCTCTGACGCTGCGTGCGGTCCACCACGGCGTGGAAATCGAAACCACTCTCGGAGAAACCCAATGACCACCCCCCCAGGGCAAGTGCCCGAAGCGCTGCGACGGGCAGCAGAACTTGAGCATGGCTACCCGTGGCCTGATGAAGCTCGCGCCGCCGCCGCCGAACTTCGCCGCCTCCACGCACAGGTAGCCGCACTCACACAGCCCGCCCAGGTCAGCGCAGTGGAATCGAACACTGCCGTGGCGGTGCTGCCTAAGTTTGAGATGGGGCGGGGGTATATCACGGGGAGCATCGGGGGCACTGCATACCGCGAAGGCTGGTACGACGCCTTAGCAGCCGTCCGCGCATCCAATGGGCAAGCACCAGCCGGGGCGGCCTACGGCGCTACAGATTTCGGGTGGATTGATTGGCGGCCATTGACGGATGGAGACAAGCGACTGATGACCCTGGTGGTAGGCCTGTTCGGCAATGAACACCAAGCATTTTCCGATGTTGAGGCTTTGATTGACCGCGCATTCCGTTCGACGGCGCACCAGCCCACCCCCTCGCCCCAGGCGGCACAGGCGGCACCAGCCGCTGGCGCAGTAGCGATGATCGCAATGGTCGATGCTGCCATGGTGGAGATGAAGAACATCACGCCGCCGATTCGGCGCAGCGAGTGTGAGCGCCTGATTTATGCAGCTCTGGCCGCAGCGCCCACCCCTGCCGCCCAGGCAGACAGCACCGCCACCCCATCACAGGCATCCATCGCATGGAACGCCCTGCGGGACGCCACCGACCCGCTCGGTGAGGCGGGCACCCGCATCATGGAGCACGTCCGCGTGTTCGCGCAGCGCCAGTACGAGGCCGGGCTCGCCGAAGGTCGGGCGGACAGCGGGGTGCAGGAGGATGCTGCGCAGCCCGATCTGGATGCGTGGAAATGCGAGCGCTGTCACGGCAAAGGGTGGCACTGGCAGTCTGAAAGCATCAACCACGGCAAGGAGATCGGCGTGGAAACCGTTGACCTCCGAACGCACTGCGATGCCTGCGAAGGTGTTGGCTGGTGTGGGCCGGACGCAGCCCGCGCAACTGGAGCAAAGCCATGACAGATAGACCCGATTCCAACATTCGGGCCTTCCCGGGCGCCGAAATCCCCGAGCAGACGCTGAGCGTTGAGCGCGAGCCATTCGGCTACTGCACCCACGAGAAGATCAGCCTGGACGAACACTCGCGCACTGTGCGCTGCGTGAAGTGCGCAAAGGTGTTCGACCCGTTCGATTTCCTGAGAAACGAGGTGCGGCGCCTACAGGATGCCTGGGATCGCCACCGCGATGTTCGCAAGAAGCTGTCGGATGGCTTGGACCGCGTAGAGGCCTTGAAGAAAGAAGAGGCACGGCTGAAAGGCCGTATCAAGACCGCCAGGGCAAAGGCAGAGCCTGTTATTAACGTGAGGAATCGCGAGCTATGAGCAAAACAGATAGACCAGTAGCCATGCACCCCTGCGGCGAATGTGGGATGCCGTGCGATCCCCGTGAGTACCACCCCTACGCCGCTTGCCTGATGTTCAAGGCGTGCCACAACTCGGAAACAGTCCGTGCCAATCTGGATGCCGTGCGCCGCGCCCAGCCTGCACCTGCAGCAAGCCCGGAGCCTCACTACTTGCCTCCGCTCATCACTGCGCAGATCAACCACCTGCGGAACACTGCGTATCACGATGGCGAGGAAGGCGAACCTTCCGGGTTGCTGGACAGGGTGCATGAACGACTGGTAGCAATCATCTTGGCCGAGTTGAAAAAGGCTCGGCAGCCGCACGGCATCACCAAAGGAGCATGACATGCTGACCACCGAAAGAATCATCGAGATTGCGGCGGAGAGCCGGGCTGCTGAGCCTGGGGACAACGGCTATGTTCTGCCAGTGACATTCGCGCGAGCGATTGAAAAAGAGCTGGCCGATAGGGACCGAGCTTTGATTGCACTTCTGCTTGATGCGCTGGAGGCGCACCGCGCGATCAATGCAGAGGGCGCTATTGACGCCGCTCGCGCCCGCCTAGAGAAGGAGCAAAAATGAACGAACACACGATACAAATCGATCCGCAAAGTTCTTCACAACAGCACACCATAATTTTCTGGCGAGATGGGACAAGACTAGGAAGTCTGGATCTGAGCGGGGGGGAACTCGTCTTCAACGGCGATGCTGACGCCAGCGCCAAAGTGTTCTTCGAATGTGTTTCGTGGGCATTCAGCGACTGGGTGGCGCTAGAGCAGGAGAAAGCAGACCGCTTGTACTGGGAAGCCTGCCAGCCGCACGGCAAGGTGGGTGAAGTGGTCTACATGACCTACAAGACAAGGCGGGATGCCGCCCGTGCCATTCTCCCCGAAGCTGAACTCGCTGCACTGACGGAGCGCGGTGCAAGGGCATGGCCTGGCATTGATCCTCAGAAGCTGAGGGAAGGAGAGGCACCATGAGCCGCAGAGCCCGCCAGCGCCAGGACCAAGACCAAGAGCTATCCCGCATCTTCCACGGCCAGGAATGGCAGCAGGAAAGGGATAGCGATGAAGACGAAGTGCCGGAGCGGGAGGATGACCCGGCACCAAGCAATACTTTTCACTGAGCCTTCGGGCTCTTTTTTATTTCAGGAGAACGCATGGACTTTCAAGAATTCCCCAAGATGGCCCGCCTGTCGCGCGAGTGCGTAATTACCGAAAAGATCGACGGCACGAATGCACAAATCCTCGTCGGCGATGGTGGTGGCATCGTCGCTGGGTCGCGGTCGCGCTGGATCACGCCGGACGACGACAACTACGGATTCGCCGCTTGGGTTGCGGCCAATGCGGACGAACTGCGCCTGCTGGGACCTGGACGCCACTTCGGCGAATGGTGGGGCTCTGGCATCCAGCGGAAATACAACCAAACCGAAAAGCGCTTCAGCCTGTTCAACACGCTACGCTGGTGTGCACACGACGCGGAGCCCGCGCTGATCCCGTCAGCCGACCCGCGCGCAGAGCCGAAGTATCAGACCCGCGTTCCTGCATGTGTTGGTGTGGTGCCGGTGCTTTACCGAGGCTTGTTCAGCACCGATGAAGTAGAGGACGCAATCACTCGCCTGCGCATCGATGGTAGCGCCGCTGCGCCTGGCTTCATGAGGCCCGAGGGCGTTGTGGTCTTTCACGTCGCTGGCTGTGTCGGCTTCAAAAAGACGCTCGAAAAAGACGAGGTGCCCAAGGCACTACACAAGCCAAACACTGCCGCCTAGAGCGGCATTTTTATTGGGAGGTCAGGATGAACGACCTGATGACATTAGACGACCTTGCTGCGATGAACAAGTGCAGCACACGGCACGCCAGGGATGTACTGGTAAAACTGCCTGGGTTTCCAGCCGAGGCCCCTACTTCTACCCCTCGCAATCGCCTCTGGCTGCGCAGCGAAGTGCGAGCATTCATTCATCGAAAACCCGCACAAATCACGCACATGCGCTTGAAAGCCGCATGAATACTGGGTTTCGATTCCTGTCGAGGGGACCAATGAAGGGAAACCGGGGGAAATAGCGGCAGTTTCCCCTCTGGAGAGTGCTAGAGTTTCGGCCAGGAATTCAGTAGCTCCCCTCACAAATCCCGCACACTAGCCCGCACACCATGGCATCGATTCGCAAGTACCGCGACAAGTGGCGGGCAGAAGTTCAGCGGCACGGCATCCGGGCATCCCACCTTGCCGCCACCAAGCGCGAAGCCCAGGCCTGGGCTCTGGCGAAGGAAGCTGAGTTGGACAGGCTCAAGGGCTCCGGTGGAAAGACGCTGGGCGATGCTGTGGCTGACTATGTGCGGACCGTCAGCGTGACCAAAAGCAAACCCCTGTGGGAGGAAAAGCGGTTTGCCGCCTTCATGGATCACTTTGGCGACCACACTCCAATCGCTCAAATCACCAGCGCGGATATCGGGCAGTGGCGAGATGCGCGCCTGAAAGCTGTGACTGGGGCGACGGTACAGAGGGAGGCGAATTTGATTCGCAACCTGTTCACCGTGGCGATGGACGAATGGCGCTGGATTGACACGCACCCGTTTCGGGGCGTGCGGATGCCCGAACAGGTGGAGGCACGCAGGCAGGTTTGGGGATGGCGGCAGATGAAGCGCGTGCTGCGCTCGGACCGAAGCAAGAAGATGGGCGAGGTGGTGAAGGCTTTCCACATTGCATTGCACACAGGGATGCGTCTTGCCGAGGTGCTTACCGGCACCTATGACGCAAAGCGCCGGGTGTACATATTGGATCGGACCAAGACTGGGGGGTATGTTGAAGTCCCCTTGCCGCGTCGGTCGCTCAAGCTGTTCCCGGTGGAATTCACCGTAGGGCCGAACGAGGCCAGCGTGCTGTTCACCAAGCTGCGGCGTCAGCTGCTTTTAGACGATCTGACGTTTCACGATACCCGGGCCACGGCATTGACGCTGCTGGCTCGCCGGGTGGATGTGATGACCCTGGCGCGGATCAGCAGACACAAGGATTTGTCGATGCTCCTGAACGTGTACTACCGCGAGACAGCAGAGCAGATTTCAGCGCGGCTGTGACCTGCTGGCGGAGGCATATAGGCGTATAATTAATTCACCGCATCGGTGCCCCCGGTCGGTAGTGTTTGTGCTGAGGTGACGGGACAACTCCAGTAGTGGGTACTCAACCCCACCCCTCAGTGCCGACCATGTAAGCCCCCGACTCGAAAGATCAGGGGCTTATTTTTTTGCGTGGTGGCAAGCCATCCGGAACAATGCTCCGTGCCTCGTACCCGCCATCCACTTCTGAGAGGGGCATACGCGCGTCGTAGCGCCTGCCTGTGACGGCATCGCGCATGCCTTCGTTTAGCAAAGAAGGCTGCTGACGAGCCTTGGCTGGATTCAGATCGACGCGCGACCGCTTCGCCATGGCTTGCTCGGCAAACATGGCAATTTCTGCTGGTGTAAAGTTTTCCGCCAGCATGCGCTTGTCATGCAGATGCCGCAGGACGTCATCCGTCATGAGCACATCTCTCGAAGTTGATCGCAAGCCGGACTGCCTGAGCAGCTTTGCTTGGCCTTCGGTCACATCGCCCAGTCGGTAGGTTCCACTCCCCTTGCCTGCCGTCAGGTCTGCCAGCAGCCTCGCCTTTCCTTCGGGGGAAATTGCCCCCAACTGGGCGCTGAGTGATCCGTATGGCGGAACGCTGGCATGCGCGATGTTCTCAGCCGCCCCGAACAGGCCACTCTCACTCCGATCCACTGCTGGTGGCCCATCCGCTTGAATGGGATAATGCGCCCGCCGCATCTGCCATGCAGCCCTGGCGCTGTCTCCGCGCCGGCCAACGTGCGCACTGCGCGCCCTTGTTCAGCCACAGCCCCGCTGTGTCCTTTTTTCCTCTTCGTTTGCCTGCTGTGGAATTTCCTGCTTTGAGCCCCGGCGCATGTCTGTTGCGCCGATGATGGATTGGGCAGACAGGCCAAAAAGGTCTTTGTAATTCAACAGCTTGCAGGCTTGGACATTTGCGCTGTAGCACCGTTGCGGCACTGATCATTGCCACGACCGAAAGTAAGCTCCATTGTTTGCCGCTCCATTACTCTGTCTCGTGGTCGCCATCACCGACGGTGACACCATTAAGGCCCGCTGCGGTGTGCCAGGCGCCTATCAGCAGGTCACCATTCGAATCAACGCCATTGATGCCCCCGAAAAGCGTCAGGCCTTCGGCGAGGTGTCGCGCCAGCACCTGGCCAAGCTGTGCTTCGAGACTCGCGCCTTCATCATCCCGCGCGACACGGACAAATACGGGCGCACGGTCGGCGATGTGGAATGCCAGAGGCGTGACGTGGCGACCGAACAGGTCAGCGCCGGGATGGCTTGGGTGTACACGAAATACTCGGCGGCCCGTCCGGACCTTGCACCGTTAGAAGCTACCGCGCGTGCCCGGTCAGTGGGTTTATGGAGCGCACCGCACACGCCGCCCTGGGAGTGGCGCCGAGCCGCGAAACAGCGAAGAAGCGAAAACCGCCCCTGAAGTTTTCTCCCCCGCCCACAAGCATTGCGCAGCTCAGCTGTTCACCAACGCGTAGACTTGAAGCTCAAGCAATGCGCCTCGTAAAGGGTCCTCTGTGTCCGATACGAAAGTAGCGGGCCC